ATCCAGCAGCACCGAGCACGATAGTGCCGATCGATACGCCGTTAGCATTCTTTTGTGTGATCAGAGAAGGAGAAGCGGATGTGTTGACGATACGTACAACTTTTGCTCCACTTACTGTATTAGCAGTCGTGAGAGTGATAGAGGTCGATAAGATCTTAATGTTATCAGACATGATTACTCCTCTTCGCTTTCATTCAATACGCCTTGAACCATTTCGAGAAGTTGTTCGAATTGCTCATCTGATTCAAGCATCTCAACGAATTGTTCGCGAGATTCGTCATCTTCTAGGCTCTCGTAAACAGCTTCAAGCATCGTTGTGATCGCTTCGACTTCTTGTTCTGCCTGCTCTGCTAGCACTGCTTCGAGAATGTCATCGACTTGTTCTTCTTCAGCAACTTGCTTAGCTTTTGCAGTAGCAATAGCCATTTTCTTAGCGTCGCTATATTCTGGGTGGTCGCGTTTAATTGCATCAGCAATCTCTTTACGCTTAACCAATTCTGCGTTCGATAGATGTCTTTCATTAACATCTTCGCTTTCCTTGGCGTTGTAACCATGACGTGTAGACTTACGTTCTACAGCCTTGACGTTTGAAGCTTTGAACAGTTTATCATCGTTGCCATTAGCATCAGCTGTTTTCTTAACTTCATGGTCGTCTACAAATTCTTGTGTGCCAAGAGTGGCAGCGGATGGACCGCCCTTTTCAGAAGTGACAGTATTGTCGTGGTAGACTTTTTTAGGGCCGATCTCTCCAGGCTTACGTGAGCCCTGATCGTGCTTCGGACCCTGGAAGCCTTTTAATCCTTCAAGCAGATTGTTCAGCGTTTTCATGTGATTCCTCGGACTCTTGGTTTTCTTCCTCTGCCGATCCTTCTATCTCAGTCTCAGTTTCTGTTTCTGTTTCAACTTCAAGTTGTTCTTCAGATTCAGCTTCCACTTCGTCTTGATCAACTTCAGGCTCGGCAATCATATTCTGAGCAATTTCAACCTTACGGGATTGAATTGCATCAGCAACACGCTGGCCGATCAATTGATCGAAAGCAGATGATGTATTGACCGCATCTTTGCTCAAAGCAAATCTAACGATATCAGCAGGGGTATAAGTTGGTGTTGTCATGTTTCTCTCCATTATTTATACATTTCAATTTTGTTGTGGGACATCGGGCACCGGAGGTGGAACTACGCCACCATGTGGAACAGGAGTTCCATCAGGCATCACTGGAGGATTGAGGATCGGATCTTTAGCCTCTTCCTTAATCTCTTTGTCCATGCGCTTTCTCATTTCTTCATCTTGGCCGAAGATATATGAGCGAGCCCACTTGTGCGAATAGTACTTACCAATCACGTTAGAGTTCAACATATTCTGATACGTTGATAGTTTGTCGTTCAGAATTTCGTTGTCTTTTAGTTCTGCAAAGAAATTATCTTTTGCATACTTGAATTTGATCTTAGGAGCAATGTCCTTCCAATCATCTTGTGTAATGATCTGCTTGAGCACCAATTGCTTCTCGAGCGATTTGATAAACAAGTGATTGAAGCGAATGCGCAAGCGGCTAATGAATTTAGCAAACTTAACTTCGTCTCTAGAAATTTCTGTTGCGCGGCCAATACCAAATGTTTGATCACTTTGCATGCGTCCCACAGGAACATTAAGCGAACGGTATAGACCTTTTTGGAAGTATTCAACGTCGGTCATTTCGCCGAGGTTTTGACCTCCTGGCAATGTCTCAATTTGAGTACCACGGTTGCCTTCGCGGCGTGGCAGCCAGTAATCTTCCAACATCGTCATAAACTTACGATCGTCGCGAATCTCACCAGTACCAGAGTCGTAAACGACCTTATTCTTATAGCGAGTCATCATATCACGCAGATATTGCTCCGCCTTCATCTTTGGAAGGTTACCAACGTCGATGTAGAAAATCTTACGTTCAGGAGCACGCGAAATACGATATATGACAGTGGCATCTTCAAGCGCTCTCAGTTGATTGAGTGGCTTGATTGCTTTATGGAGGTGCGATATGATCAACGAATTTGTCTTGTCGAGCAGACCAGATGTACAGTGAATGATGCTATCCTTAGCAATCTTCATCCCTGTTGTAACTGGTGTAGACAACCCTGCAACAGCTGGCTTACCGCCAAACCCTTTATCGTTGTAGAGGAAGTATTCGTTGCCTGCTACCGGAATAGTAGCATCGCCACCCATACCAGTATTGCTGTTTGTTACTTTCTTGCGCTTGTTTTCTCTGACCTTTTTGATCTTACGTGGGTCAATGTAACGCAATTCTTGAATCCCGTCCTTGGGATTGTTCTTATCGATGATCGCATGATAGTATAGACGACCATCGACATACCAACGTTTGAACACATCGTAACCTTGATGTTCAAAGTCTAATAGTGTCAGTATGTTTGAAAATTCTGCATCGATTGCTTTTTTGACTGTATCTGGTAGATCGCGGAGATTTTCCAAATTGATTTCAACAGTCTCATCCTTATCATCGATAACGATCGTTTCGTTTACGATGTCATCGACAGCTGAGTCGACTTCAGGGTGTAGTGCCATTTCGCGATACTTGGTGACTAATTCACCTTCGTTCTTCGCTGCACCTTCTAGATCAACGACAGTACCATAGGAACCACCCGCAGCTACAACAACTGCGCCATCATCGTTTTGTTTTGGTATGAATTCGTCTAGATCCTGTTTTACTACAGGAGCCTTACGACGGAACTCGAACCCTAGGAACTCTGCCATTAATTATATCTCCAATTAACGAGGCCGGACTAGCCGGCCTCCATACTATTAAGCGCCGCCTGCGTCGCCTGTAGTTCCACCTGTAACTTCCCACCAATCGTAGGCGAATGTTACTTGGAACTCTTGAATCGAATCGGTACTATTCCAATCCAAATCAATAGGTGACACTTCAACTGGGAAAATGCCGTTGAATGTATATTCACGGATTGGTACACCAGTTTTTGAATACTGCGTTACATTTGCAGTTGATTTATATAGGAGAGGGGATGCAGCGCCAAATCCACGCAAGTTACCTTGGAACGTGTTGATTTGGTTGGACCACTCTTCCATCGCATTGCGGATCAAGAAGTCTTCGTCGTTCATGACGACAACTGACCACTCACCGAAAGTACGATCACCGGCTAGACGAACCTTACGACCAAAGTATGGAACTTCGATAACGCCCAGCGTTGCCGCTGGGATCGAAGAAGCACGTACCATGAACGGGATCTTGATATCGCCGATGCTGTTAGCAGGATTAGAAAGTGTAACCTGGAATAGCGAGCTGCGCGCGCCACCCAGTGTTAATTGACTTCTAATTTCATTTACATTAAATGCCATGTCTTGTTCTCCTTGTCTTTATTTATTAGAACGATCCTACGATCTCTGAGAACTCAACGCCAGTTCTAACTGCAACAAAGTTCAACTGGATGAAGTTGATAGACTTAGCTGGCTTAACATAGATGTCGCCAACGAATTGGTTGCTGTCGATAACTTGGCTAGTGTTGTTCGAATCGTCACAAACAACCTTGAACGCTGTGATACCACGGCGACCTTGAACGTCACGCAAGAATGGTTCAACGATGTTCTTGAATTGAGCGCGAGTGAAGTCGTCGTTGAATTCGAACAATAGAGACTTAGCAGCCTTAGCAATTGCCTTTTCCAAGACGATAAACAAACGACGTACGTTGATACGATCGAATGCGCTAGCGTTAGCCAACAACGTCTTATCGCCAAACAAGATTGTGCCTTGACCTGGGAATGTAACAACTGGGTTAACACCAGCCTTATACAATACGTCGCGGTCTGCTTTGCCTGGGTTGTAGGCTAGCTTAACGATATTCTTGATCTGACCACGGCTGAAACCAGCTGGCGAGAACCACGGATCGCGTGTGTCGTCTGTACGTACGCAGAGACCAGCTGTATCGCCGTTCAAAGGAACATAACGGTACACGTCGTTGTACTTGTCATACTGATACTTGTATCCAGAGTCAAGGACTGCATATGAAGAAGAACGAAGAGCGTTACGGAAAGCAACAACTCGTGTAGCTTCGAGGCCATTTGCACGAACTACGTTAGCTCTTTCTGGAGAAACGAACACAACGCAATCACGACGACGATCGGCGATATTGTCGATCAAGTAGTTAGCAAGCTGTTCACCTGCTGTGCCGCCACGCGACTTACCAGTCAATAGCAACGAGATGTCAACCGATTCAGCAGAAGCGAATTGGTCGTATGCGCGAGTAATTTCACCAAACGATACTGCAGATTCGTCTGGACCATCAGATCCATCAACGAACGACAACGACAATGGCTTCGTATTTGTAGACGAGGCGACAGTTGCAGCAGCAGCAGAAGCAGCGTTTGTACGATCGCTCAATGCCCAAATGTATTGAGAACCATCATTGATAACTGTCTTGTAGTAGTTTGTTGCGCCATCGACTGTCTTGGCATCAGATGCACGCGACAAACCTTGGTAGATTTCAAGCACCGTTCCTGGAACACCAGTGAATTCGCCGTCTTGGTCAACAACTGCAACGTGAACTTCATCAACAGCAGATGTGTTGCCGCCGAACGAACGTTGGTAAGAGGAAACAGCTGGAGCGCGATCTACGCTGTTGTAGTATTCCCAGAAACGTGTAAATGATGTCGATGTTAGGTTAGCAGACAGGTTGTATGTGCTATCCAAAGTGATCGAGAAGTATGCATGAGTTGCGTTTGTAGTTGGTGTGCCAATCGATGTGACTTTAGCATATTGCTTGCCAATCGATGTGTTACCCAATTCGATAACGTCACCAACAGTCATGGTTGCAGCAACGGCTGCAGCAGCTGTGTTTGCATCAGCTGTGTTAGAACCAACAGCGTTGGCCATCTTAACCAAAGCAGTGTTAGAACCAACAGTAATAGTAACGTTTGTTAGAGTTGCGTTTGTGCTAACTGTATTAGAAGCAAGCAAGTTAACTGTCGAAGTGTATGCATCTGCAGTATCACAGACGGAAATCTTCAATGAGTTACCAACAGCACCAGGCCACTTTGCGACGTACAAAACGTCAGCATCTGTCGATGTGAATGTGTCTTGCTTGTTTTCAAAGTCGTCTTGGTTGCTAATGTTGAATGTAGTACGGCTTGTTACAGTGCTTGTATTAGCAATAGCGTTCCAAGCACCATCAGTGCTGTTAGCTGAAGTTGTATTAGCTGCACGAACAACGTATAGCTTATTGCCATACGCTAAAAAGTTTGCTGCAGAAAAGAAGGTTTCTGCATTGTAATTTGTAGGCTTGCCGAAACGACGGACGAGAGTTGACTCGCTGTCAATCAGAATCTTAGTGTCAACTGGACCCCATTTGAACACACCAGCAATAGCGCCTTCGGTTGAAGAAACTGCTGGGGTAACGGTAGTTAAGTCGATCTCTGAAACGTTTACGCCTGGACTTACTTGAAATGGCATGTGGATCTCCCCAATTTAGGTTATAATTTAGACTTCTTGGTTATTTATAATTTCGTCAATTCCATAGCCAATTGCCGTCGTCATGTGCGACAGCTACCAAAGGTTGTTCCTCATGTACGTCCATTCCATCATCTACAACACCAAAAGGAAGCATCGATTCTTCGATTGCACTCTCATTATCTGCATGTAAACTCGATCGTATATCCGTGCTTGTTAGTTCTTTGACATATGGTTGTTGGATCAACCACGAGAACAACACACTACACATTACTAAGTCATCATTGCCTTCTTCTGCTTCATACGAATCTCCCTTGGCGGAGAATCGGAATAGCTCATTTAGAAGGTCTTCGTCAACAACGAGGAATTTACTAGATTCCACCATTGTTTTGAAATTACTGCAGCCAACACGCTTTACCGTCTTTGATGTCTTAACACCAAGCACAGCATTTCCCTTATAGCCCGCGGATATGTGCTGGCCTGTTTTAGGGTCATTCGCCGTAAAGAACATGAATTCGTATTCAAGATCGTGATAAAGAATGTCCGCTACTTGCTTGCCGACGTCATTCGACTCAACAAGCACATATGCATTATTATATAGTTTTGCGAATTGATATATGTAATTAGGGTACAAAAGAGTGGAAATCTTGTTGTTCCTATACTTCGCTACCACCTTATAGGGTAATTCTGTTACATCATATACTATAAAAGCACAATAATCTTCGCCGATACCTCTTGACGTATCTGCGACAATGATGTATGATCGGCCTTGTGCCGGATCTGAATATAGCTTAACGTGGTCTGTTTGCTTGATTGGATTCTCATAGACCAGTGTTCTAAGGATGGATCCATCAATCAGTGTGCTGGATGATCCTAGGAATTCACACTCATATTCTTGTCGGAACTGTTCAACGGACGTGTTCCGGATGATCATTTCCTTCCACTCTTCATCTCTTCCTGGCACTTGAGACCAGTGAACGTCCACTCTCTTGTAATCGTTTCTAGCTTCTTCGCTGTCTTTCCACAGCTTGTAGAACATATTCAAGCCGTTTGGCGTTGAAGTGATAACGACCTTGGACGACTTACCAGACGAAATCGTTGGGTAAACGGATTGGAAGAATTCTTCTTGTAGGTGGTTTGGGACGAACGCAAATTCGTCAAGGTAGATCAGATTCTGAGACGTACCACGAATAGCAGAGCTGGATGTTGCAGATGCAAGAATCTTCGATCCGTTCGCTAATTCAATATAGCCTTTGTTCCACTCAATAACACCTTGTTGTAGCCATTTTGGCAAGTGCTCGAACGCCATCTGAATACGACCCAAGATTTCACGAGCTTGTGATAACTTGTTAGCTAAGATGGCGGTGGAGAAGTTTTCGTTGAATAGCGCAAAGTGAAGCAAGATGGCAGCAACAGTCGTCGTCTTACCGACTTGACGAGGCATCTTACATATTGTGTATCTGTTTTCGGACGTAACGAGATCAACGATGTCTCGCTGGAAATCCCACATTTCAAATGGGATCAAACCCCTATCAACGTTAACGATCTGTACGTACGTTTCGATGAAGTAGAGCGGATTGGATGCGCATTTTCCAAACTCTACAACTTGCTCGGGGGTCATTTCGACCTGTTCGCGAGCTCCAGATAAATTTTGATTGCCGTTATATGACATTACTGATTCTGCTTGAGCATCTTCAATAGCTCAGCTGTGGTACCAACAAACATATTGTTGGTCACTTTGTTTGGACCGGCCGCTTGACCATCGACTGGCTTATCCAAGTCCTTCTTGCGCTTAGACAGATCCATTAGATCCTTGCTTGCATCGACTGTCGTCTTAACAAGTGCAGCTGCAACCTCATATGCACGCGGATGTTGACTCATCCCTGCAACTTCCAAGATACCGTTCAGAGCTTCTTGGCCCTTCTCAATTGCCGCAATCATATTACCGCGTGCATACTCGAAGTCATCATCAATCTGATTGTTCGACGACAAGACGACAGTCGCTGGTGGCAGGATGTCTCTGCCAGTGATTACTTCGGCTGGGAGTGGAGAAAGATTTAGCGAATCGCCAATCTTATCCTTTGGTTGTGATGTATCCATAATTAGAGTTTGCAGGTACTAAGTTTCGATCAATAGCAATTGAAGCATTGCTTGTAGGATTTCCATTAGCGTCTAGACCTGGACTAATAGAAATTCTGTCTGGTGGATTCGCTAGGCCAACAGCGGATTCAACTGTTTCATAACCAGAAGCATCGAAGAAGTTGGTGTTTGCTAGCGTAATTACATTCGAAGACTTGACTGGGCCATAGAAGTAAACTTTCATCAAGAAGTCTAGTGTCCATGTAATTGCTCTGCGATCTTCAAACCCACCCTCATATGTATCTGACGGTGTAACGTTGATTAGCGTCAATGGAATGTCGACGACATAGTTCATTTCCGGAATCAGATTGACGGTCGTCGTTCTTTCTGGCGTAAAGTATGGTAAGATTTGTTCGAGGATCTGCGCGCCATCATCCTGATACTTCGATACAATGTGCAACGAGAATGAAATGTCATATGGCACTGGATTGTAGTTATACTTCATCGAAGAAGGATTGTCTGGATCGACTCTTCTGTTTCTTCCAGCTGTTACCAACTTACGTGTCGGTGAATATGACATCGTTGTGATCTCAAACCCCATTCTTGGCACAGCAGTAGCTACTGGCAAATCTAGGTCCGGATTGGCAACCAAGCGAGCTTGAGCCTTTTCTTTTGGTCCATACGACAGCGGAACCTTGATTGTATTAATTACGCCGCCGGCTGTATCCACTCTATTGACGTATATGTCGTTGAAGAGAGTGCCAAATAGCGTAACGTATTTACGGAGCGTGCCGTGGTAAAATGTATCTGCAAACATTAGACGACCTTATACCCTGAAGCAATCAAGCTATTGAATTTTTCTGTTCCTGGGACTGCCATCTTTCTTGTTGCTCCGTTTGTTAAATGTCGAATACCTTTTTTAGCATCAGATATCTTTTGCCTATTTATAGGATCATTCATAGCATTATTTTTAGACATCAGCTGCTTCGTATCGTCAGAATGCTTTTTTCCGCGCATACCAACCTTGCCCTCTGCTTGCAGCCGCTTGCTATTAGCAGCAATCTTTGCTCGCGTCTCTGCTGATCGGGTACAGTTCTTTGGCTTGCCTTTCCATAACTCCGACAGCATTTGTTTATGCTCGTCCGTGCAAGGTTTAGCCCACGTGTTTTTGCGACCAGTGTTTGCTTTGGATATCTTCTCGCCGACCGTCAGTCGCTTCTGTAGGTCGGCAGTCCAATGCCCGTTGGTGTATTTTGTTAGGTTGTAGTATTTGGTACCTATATCACCATCATCAATGAGACCAAGCCACTTGCCTTCCTCAACAAGAAGGTCGGCTCTCGATGAATATACTCGAGATATTGTGCGCCGTCTGAAATCATCTGGACGGCGCTTGTACGACTGCCTCATCCAACGCGAACTGCAGATGTAACCATCATCTTCAGTACCCCAATGACATCCCAGATAAAATCTCTGGTGCTTTTTATCGAACCAGATATACACGAACCCATACTTTTCCATAAACGCTCCTTTTAGAAGTATTTATGTGTCCTCCTAGTATACGCCCTCACTGAAAGGGTCGATCTCGGTAAAGTTGAGGAAGTCGGCAGCTTCTGTTTGGATAGCATCATTATCAGCAGAAGGAACTGCATTGTTGATGTCCCACGAATCGAGCAGTAGCGTGTACCCAGATTCGTCAATTAATTCAACGCCAGTTTCTGTATGGATCGATTCGTCATTCATCGAAGGCGATACCTTATTCATCGCTAGATCGATCTGCGGAATGCCAGTATTAAAGCGCTCACCGCTGAATTCAAACATCTCGCACTTAACGTCATAGAAAGCAACAGTACCTAGTTGTAGGAATACTGGATACTTTTCGACATATGTAATCTTGAACATACGTTGAGATGGTACGAACCAAATCAAGTCGCCTTCACGTGGGCGCTCAAGATTGAACACTTGTCCTGCCTCATTTTGGAAGGCACGAATAGAAACGCTGAATGTGATTGTATCACGAACTTCTAAGTTAAACTTCGATAGGAACTGTCCATCACCACCGAACCCGTCGATGTTCTTGATGTACATCTCAAGCATCACGTTGTTGTTATACTCACGGATGTTGTCCTCACCATAGATTGTGTCCATCTGTGGATCGGAGAATGGCAGATAATAAGTATCGTTGCCATAGATTTTTATCGATTCCATTACTAGATTAGTGAGCAGCTCTTGCTCACCACTAGCTTGGAAATTGTTAAAATAAAACGAAGTGGCCATTATGCTTTCGAGACCATGACGGTCCGTCCTTTTGATTGCACATGCTTATTGTGCTTGAGTGACAATCTCATGGAAGCAGTATTAAGTCCATGCTCTTTGGCAAACTTGTTTATACTCAAGGTGGTGTATTCTTTTGCGTCCATTACTATCTTATATGGGCCATCGCTTTTAGCTTTCGTTATCTCCTCACCCCAAGTGATATTTCGACCTTTGAGGGATTCTCTTAGAAAGCGCTTTTGTTCTTCGGACCCATTCCATTTCGTGATGAGGTGGCTTTTTTTACCTCGTTCGCGTAAAATAGGAATCATCAAAGGTGAGCAAAACCCTATCTTGGTTATCGTCTTTGTCGATTTCGCTTCACACACGCTTAGCTCGATCTCCCACATCATTGCAGGATCGATTGGTGCCAGGTTTAAATGCTCAGCAATGCAATCCATATTTATCCAATGAGATCCATGGCAGGAAGCGATAGGTTTGTCACCATTTCACGTTCCATCTCTTTTATTTCAGCATCTGCTTCGTCGTAGATCTGTTGGCCGTTGAATTGGATACCACCTGGCAATTGCATGCCTGTAAATTTCTTCAAGTTGGTGCCCCACTGCTTTTTAATTAGAGCAGTTGTGTAGTTTTGCAACCAGCGCTCGCCCCATGCATCTGTAAATTCTTCTGGATCGACGACTTGATATGCTTCCACGAGCAAGTATTCACCGTCGCGCAGCGTATTCCAATCCATATCGACCCACAATTGGTTTCTTAGTCTATTGTATCGGATTGGTTGCTTACCAACGAGCATCTCACTAATGACAGACAAATGCTGCATCGCCATGTAGTATGGAATCAGCGAAACCGATGTCAATGTATACAGATCGTTCAAAGCAATCTGATAGCGAATGTTGAAGAGATCGTCTGCACGAACGGCAGGATCGCCAATCGAAAAGATACTTACTGCGCCGATGATGTTGTCGGGCAATATAATGTATTTGTTTGCTCTATCTTGAGCAGTTACTTGGTGTTTGTAGTAAATCTTTTCATTACCATCAAAATGGTAATCCCAGAAATAGCTCAACGCTTCATCGATACGATCTTCAACTTGATCGTCATCTACGTTGATTTCAATTACTGGGAAGCCTAGTTTACGAAGGCAGTAATCTTTAAAGGATTGTCTTGAATTAGGCACGGCCATTGCGGAGCTCCTTGTTTATTCTTCTAGTTTCCAACATTCTCTGAATGGCTGCTGGATCTTTCATTGGGTTGTTCGTGGTCATTGCGGCCGAGCGCTTAGCTGTGTGGTTCTTAGCAGCTTCTTTCATTTTGTTCTTAGCATCTTCGGAGTGATGCTTGCCGCGCCAGTTAGCAATCGCCTTAACATTATTACAATTAAATTCAGTGCGAGATTTCCACGTTTCACTCATCTTGCGACGAGTGTCCTCTGTGTGGCCTAAACATAGAAAGTTGTTACCACCATTATGCTTGTTGTAGTATTTTGGATTGCGTGCGGCGTCGACTTCTACGAGCATCTGAACTTCAAGCGCATGCATGTCTTCTGTAAGGCCTTGCGAAACGATCTCGCGCGTAAAGTCGGTGGGGCGCTTCTTATACTCTTTCAGCATGTACTTACTAGAGCAGATATAACCATCGTCCACTGTACCTTTATGGACGCCAAGATACAGCATACCGGTTAGACTGTCGGTCCACCGATATACGAATGCTTCTTGTTGTCTAGAATTAGGGACGGCCATAATATCTCCTGAGGATGGAGGTATTTATGCTCGCTGGAATTGTGGATTATAGTTCAGCCGAAGCGGTCCAAGAGTTAACCTGGACTAGGGATGTACCATAGTAAACCCAAGTTATTCCGTTGGTAGAGCCAGCCACATTCGATGCTGAACCATTACCATATACAGTAGTAATGGATGCCGATGCTCGTTTCGTAACCTTGAAATTTATAGCTGCAACAGCGTTGCCAGCGACTACTGGAAGGTATAGTTGGTTGTCACCAACTTCGTAATAACGCTGACACAGCTGGAGTTCAGTGGTATATGGACGGTAGTCAAATGATGTCGCTGTTGAGCCTTTTTCTAGTTGAACGCCTGTGATGTAGAACGTATTACCAACTGTCGCCATGAAGTTCGTTTGACCAGAAGCCCCTTGGTAGTTTGCACTAGCGACCCACGCACCAGCAGTACCAAGGCGCGATGTATGTGCACCAAGACACCACGCAATCAGTATTCCCTTGCCGTTGTTCTTTAGCCACGTACCAGCTGTCGCTCCTGGAATAGTAATCACGATCTGCTGCCACACATTTGCGGCATTGATTGTGTATGTAAATGGGTAGGCGTAGTCAACGTCGTTGCCTAATACGCCAGTGAATGTGCCTGTAAGATTGGATCTGACCCAGAACGATAGGGTAACGGCTGATGCAGTAGCAGATCCAAATCCAATATCAGCGACATTATACCCTTCTATAACTTGTTGTATGCGGTATAAACTGTCGCTCTGAAGCGTTGTCTGCGAGCTGGTGACGGTAGCAACGATGGAACTAGGAATTCCAGTCGGCGCTACGCTTGACTGTTGTACCGTAAAGGCTGCTCCGTTACCTGCGGTTGTAGAGTAGCTTTGTGCCCACCAACGGTCGACGTTATAACCATAATAGTTACCAGCAGTGGTAGTGGATCCATATGCAACACTGGCCCCACCATTCCTCTGGTCGATCACCATCGCACCATTGATGATGCGGTTCTTAAAGCCAAATCCACTAGCAGCTGTGTTCTGAACTGTAGCATCGCCGAACGTAATGCCTGAGTTAGCAACAGTGACTGTATTGCTAAACGTTGCTGGCGTTGTTACTACATGAGTATTAGATGCACCAATTAATTGTGATACTTGTCTTGCTCTTGACATATTTTATAGTTCCGCTGAGAAGTTCAACGATGATTGTGTAGTTGCATTCTGAACAAGTGATATTGGGCCAACAGACATGCTTGATGCAGTCACTGGCGCCAATGCTATGTACTGGTATCCTGCAATAGCGGAATATAGACTGATACTACTTACAGCGATTGCTCCTGGATCCATAACGAAGCTGCCTGTCGTACTGAATACTGGCGTCGTTCTCATTGGAACTGGCAGATGTACGTATAGGTCCATCGACGACGTTCCAGTCGAGCGGCATAGTCCTAATGAATATCTAGCATAGGAAACGTTTCCTGGGTTATTGATGGTAGCATAGTATCTTTGACACAAGGACAATTCTAATCCATATGGGCGATGATCGAACGATGTTGCTGATGGGCCTTTTTCAAATTGAATGCCTGTAATATCTAGTGTTGCTCCGACTGTACCGAAGAAATCAACATCCCCAGTTACAGCACGTTGACTGCTTAGCGTTGCCCATGTGTTGGTTGCTGCTGCCAGAGTCGTTCCGGAACAGGATGTGCGGAATTCAATCCGAATGGCCTCAGCGTTCATCGTTGTGCCAAATGATGCCGTCGTGTCCCCTGGAATCGTAATCGTCTTATATTCCCAAGTATTCGCAGCGTTTATCGTAAACGACGGCTGAATATATCGATTTGTAATGGGACTGTATATGAATAGGGATCTCTGGCCGATGAGACTCGAGCGAATCCAAAACGAAAGTGTAGCTGGTTGCGCATTGGATGTTCCGTACGCAAGATCGCTGAGGTTTCCGACCTCCACTTTATGAGATATAAACGAAATGTCTCGGTTCGTTCCGCCCACACCTGCCGTATTGACTGTAATCGAAAAACAGAACGGATATCCGATCGACGCAGCGTTGTTTGTTACAGCACAAGTAAATGCTGAGGGTGTGGTTGAATATTGCGACACTGCGGTGGCGCTAGGTAGTATGAACCGGTCCTGAAAGTATGTGCCACCAACAGTCGAAGAATTGCCGTTGTTAACAGTCAATGTAGTCACACCTCGCTGATTGATCATCATCGCACCATTAATGATGCGGTTCTTGAAACCGAATCCGGATGCAGCAGTCATTTGGTTGCTGCCATCGTTGAACGTCAACCCAGTATTTGATAGAGCGATCTTCGCAGACGTGACTGCGCTATTGCCTAATACGTTAGATGTTACTTTTGTTAGTGCCATATATTATCCTACAAGCCTTCCAAGGAACGACAACCAACCATTACTATCGCTGAATACAGCCTGGTTGCCGCCGACCCCATCTGATACATATACCGTATCTCCGACAGCTAGCGATAGCATTATAGTACGTTCTGCCTGATCGTATGTGGAGTTGGCTGGACGTGCCCCTCCGCCCACTACACTCGTGCCATTTTTATAAATGAATACGTTAATATAACCAGTGCCGCTAGCCATAGCAGACACGGTAAATTGATATACGCCTGCAATAGGAGCTGTAAACACACCAGTAGTGGCATTGAAGCTGTTTCCTACATTAACATGCACAGTTGGCCAGCTTGTGTATGTGCCAGTTCCATTGACAACGTTTGCTGTTTTTACAGCACTGAATGCTGGTTGGTATGGCATAGTGACGTAACCATTGCCGTTTAGTTCCATGGCCTTGATTTCGTTTGATTTTGCTCCACCCAAGTTTGTCGTGTATATACGAAGCGACTGATTGTATCCGCCGTTATTATATGTGCGTATACTACCCAAGTAATTGATAGCACTACTATCGGTCATCTGAAGAACCGTCGTTTCAATTGCAGTCTGCGGACTTACAGTTTCAGTAATAGTGCTTGTTATCGATACGGCATTACTAAATGTAGCAGCACCAACGTGTATGGTGTTTGCATTGAATGTGACTACACCAGTGTTGGCAAAAACTACAGTGTTGCCTGTTGTATTGGCAATCGCGTGCGGCGTCGCCATAATCGATGTGCCAGAAACAACTAGGTTGCCTGACATCGTATCGCCAGACTTTAGCAATGCATTAGCAACATTGAACGTACCATATGCAACAACTTCGACGGCATCACCTGCAGCTGCAGCAACTGCTAGAATGATTGTCGAACCATCATTTGCTGTATAGTCATCGCCAACAACTAAACGAATACCGTTCAAATATACATCAACAAAGCCGATTGTATATCCAGTAGCAATGTTGAAGTTTGTTTGAGCGGCCGTTGCTGTAAATTGAGACTTGCGATATACGCCATCAGTAACGACAACATCGGCACGAGAGCCCATATTGATCGCTTCGATGATAGCTCCGCTAGGAGGAGCTTCACTGAATGATAGTGTGTTAGCAGAATACGAATATGTGTCGGTGTGCTGACGAACACCATCGATCGAAATAAGCAACGCTGCTTTATTTCCTGGAACGGACGACAATGTGAAAACAGTATTCGATCCATTACCTGTGAATAGATCGCTTGGGAACGTCCCGAATGTTGGTTGTACGCCTGAGTAGCTCATTGTATTATCCTATCAAATGGCCTGTGAAGCGTGTTGTGTATACGTTGTAAGAAAGGCCGTTGTTGCCATATGATGTTAATGTGAGGTAATCATTTACCGCGCAGTAAATTATACCAGTCAAAGAACCGCTGTTGTATATGGCGCTATACGCGAGCGCTTGAAACTGGCTAGCCCCATTCTTGTTTACTACTACTGACCCAGTCGTGCCCGACGAAGTGCTCTGCTCAATCGATGCGCTCACCAAGTAGTATCCTGCAACGGGAGCAGTGAACCTGCCGGTGCTCGTTGAGTAGTAGGAACCGTTGTTAATGAACACAGTGCCACCAGTATAGTTATATGTCGTGCTTGCGGACACAGTCATACCATAATACTCAACGCACCAGCTTGGTTGGTATGGCATCGTGATGCGACCGTTAGCGTCGACCATCATTCGATGTGCAGAATCATCAGCAATTGACCACGCATTAGATGTGTCGCCGCGCAATCCAACATACCAGTTCTTTCCAGCATTCTGATATGTGATTGTTCTATTCGTAGTATTAGAATCGGCTACGCTACCAACACCCAAGTTTGGCACTGTAAGAGCACCAGTTAGAACATCGCCTGCCTTGTTAGCGGGTGTGTATCCAATATTTGTTGCTGTTATTTTAGTCAGTGCCATGATTATAGATCCGCATTAGCTGCCAAATACGCAGCTGTATTGTTTGTTAAACAGAACCCACTCTGGCCTGCTGTAACACCCGACAAACCACCACCAGTGTACATTGATATGCCTTGTGGGGATGCAGTGTCTAGCACAAATCCGTTGAACGTCGAGCTTACGCCACTGCCCCAATAGAAGCGGTAGTAACCAGTACCACTGACGCACGTTATGCCGCTAGGTGCTGCTCTCATCTGTACAGGGAACATATACGACAATCTGAAATCGGTAGTTCCAACAAATGCACCTATACCAATGGGTGCACCCGAACCTGCTGCTATGATTTGATAGTAGCGCTGGCACAAAGCCAGTTCTGTGCTGAACGATCTCGCTTCAAATGGAGTAGCCACATTACCCCTTTCAAACTGAATGCCTGTGATCTGCCATGTCGCATTCAAGTTAGCTTGTAGCTGCACACTAGTTGACGTTCTAAACGCATCGTATGTCTGCCATGCATTTGGAGTCGTAGTTACATTACCAGCGGAAGATGAGGACCCATTCGTTCCAGACCCCAAATCCCAATCGATACGGATACCATTTGCGTTAGTCGTGCTCCACGTTCCAAATGTTGGGCCAGGAATATTCAACGTTATATATTGCCACGTATTTGCACTATTAATTGTATACGTTGCAACGTAGGTTGCGTTTGCATTATCGCAACGTACCGCCACAGGGTAGGTGCCAGTTAATGATGCCTTAACCCAAAACGACAACGTGACGTTAGCAGCGCTGGCTGTTCCCCAGCCAAGATCTAAAGTGTTTAACCCCTCAATGATGTGCGATAAAACAATAGTTTCAGTTGTTGTCGTCTGTGCGGCCGTGGTTGTGATTTTGCCAGAATATTTAAATCCAGCTGGGGCGTCAACGACTTGTTGGAAAGTAAGTCGTCCTGTCGTGAGCGCCGAACCACCTATACGAAACCGGTCCGCCAAATACCATCCTGCCCCGCCAGTGACACCTGTTTGTGGGTTACCCGACGCGCGCTGATCGAATGCCATCGCACCATTGATAACACGATTGCGCATTCCGAATGAACTGGCAGTGCTGAATTGTGTGCCGTCTGGGAACGCGATAGCGCCATTGGATGTGATTCGCAGCCTCTCTGAACTGGCGGTCGTATTGCCAGTATGGAAAATGATGTTGTGAGCAGTCTGAGTACCGAGCACCAAGTCACCACCATTAACAAACACATAGCCGCTGTTCGGCGTCATAATGCTGTATGCAGCTTGGCTGTACGTATTGCTGTTGATACCCATATCGATGTATCCAGCATTATCATTACCATCAGAACGAGCAAGAATAGCATCAGTTGATGCATTGTTGCCGTTATTTAAATTCTGTGCGTTAATTTGAATCCAACTGTTAGCTGTGCTTGCTGCTTGGATGATTGGATTGCTGAAGGTACCAACCGCATTACCAATTAACACCGGCGTAGTTGTGACTTTCAAAGAAGATACGTTTGCGATCGCACCGTCTGGAATACCAGTCACACCGATAGCGTCTACAACTGCTGTGACTTGAATATAATCGCCAGCCGCAGGCGTGCCAGTGAATGTTACTACCGAGCCTGAAACAGAGAACGCATCGTAGTGTTGAACGACGCCGTTGATCGTGATGATTAGTTGGTTTTGTGTTGCAGGCGAGAAACCAAGATCGAAAGCTGTGTTCGATCCATTGCCTGTAAAGTTGAATCTTCTTACGTCACCTGAGCGCGAGGCTATTTTGCCACCATATCCCATTTAGCGCTCCTTATGCAATTTCAAGAATAGATGCAAACGCTTCCAAGTAGTTCGCTGTAGTCGCAGTTAACGATACCTTGTCCCCTGCTTCCAAATTCAAAGGCTTATCATAGAAGTATGACGATCCGCCTGGAACTGGAATCAAGTATCCAATTTTATAGTATGCAGCTGCGGATGTATCATATACTTCAATCGTAATCGAAGAGCTAGACACGCCATTGACGTTTGCAATGTTTAGTGTATGAATAACTGCAGCTGTGTTAGCTGGGCAAGTATACAAGTCCGTTCTAGACGTCGTTGTTAATGCTAGGCCTTTATTTTTGAACGTGTTTGCCATTGTTTATCCACCGAAGACGATAGCCATAGCAGTTGCTGTTCCGGCCGCGTCTACTTGTAAGTTAGTTTGAGTCGCGCTAACATTCGATACTGTGATCGCATTAGCGGTAAGTAATCCGGAAGTATTTAGGGTGCCTGTAATTGTTGTGTTACCGGCAGCGAGTGTATTGTTTGCAGTAAAGTTACCAACGACCAAGTCTGCCATCTGAATACCAGTTGCAGTATTAGCAACATCTACTACGTTATTTGCGAAGAACTCTGGTTGATAGTTTTGAAATAGGTAATACTTTTTCGTGAGTGAACTTCTAATCAAACCAGTATGACCATTCGCGCCAGCACCATTATTATAGTGAGCAGCAAAACCAATATCTAAAGAATCAGATACTTCATTGTTGGAAGCAAGGTATAGCAACGAATCGGTAACGTTGATCGAACTTGTGTTAACAGTCGTTGTCGTTCCATTAATTACCAAGTTTCCTGCTACTGTTAGCACACCGCCAACTTGTAACGAACCAGAAACGTTTGCGCTATTTGCGATGGAAACGGCACCCGTGAATGACGCACCAGCCAGATCTGCCTTGAGACCGAGCTGTGTATTGACGTACGTGTTCGATGCTGCATATGCAACAGCGTTCGTAAATGCATCTGCTGCTCTGCTTGCTGCATTCGCGTACGCTGTCGCTGCGATTGTGTTTGCATATGCAACGGCGTTAGCGTATGCCGTCGCGCCTAACGAATTGGTGTAAGTGACGGCATTGGCATATGCAGAGCCAGCGAGAATCTGAGCGCTGACTAATGTCTGGTTAACGGCGTTTGCTGAAGCGGCAACTGTTGCGCTAGTGTTAGACGTAGTGTCTACCAGCTTTACAATACCACTCGTTGTTGAGTTTGCATTATAAAGCGACGTCGACATTAACGACAGAAAGCCAGACGGAACCGCCTCAGTCGTTTTTAGTCTTGAAAAGTCTATCTTGCGCACGCGTTGTTGCCTTTAAGCGTTAGGTTGTGCTGCCTCAGCTGCTGCTTGACGTTCTGCTGCCGATTGGATTGGAGCTGCAACAACGATGTCTTCTTTAGAGCCAGAGATTGTTTCGCCAGCTGCAAGTTTGCGTTGAACTTCTGCTGCTACGATTTCTTCGATAGCAATGCGGCAACGCTCGTGAACGGCATTATCGATCCATTCTTGTTGAGAGAAAGCGATGAATCCAAGTGCCTTGTCTTCGGCTGCGGAAAGAGTAATTGTGTATGTTTTTGACATAATGATTCCTTTATTATTAGGTGATGTATTTATTCGTTTAAGAAACTAGCATGACTGTCATTGTGAGGCCAGAACCATCACCGCACCAGAACGTACCAGTCGAGATATAGTGGTCAATATAATCATTAGCTGCACAAGTTAGAATGATGGTTCTAGACATAGCAACATAGCTTCCAGAAGGCATCGACCCATACTCATATGCTACCGTTGTGCCGTTCTTTCTGATTTGATGTGAAGTCGGCTGAGAGTTTTCAGCATGGCCGCCAATCGTTACCATATATCTGCCAGCAACTGGGCATGTAAATCTACCGGTTGCAGCACTATAATAACCACCAACATCTGTTACGGTGACGTTGTGTAGTACGACGTTTCCAGACGCCAGTGTTGTTGGTGTCGTGTTTCTGATACCTGAAAACATCGGCTGGTTCGGCACCGTCATGCGGCCTGTTGAATCGATGTTTAATCTATTAAGAGTGTTTGTACATAGGAAGAGCGCATTGGTATTCGAATCATATCCAATGCGTCCTCTGAAATCCGATCCATCACCATTACCAAAGTCTACCCACGATATACCGACTGGTCCGGATACAATTTCGATGCCAACGTTGTTTGCTGCGTTTGGATCATATCCAATATACACACCCTTAGACGTAGGGCCAATGTTGGCCATAGGGCCAGATACCTTGACTTGGCCAGTGAAGTTATCGCCAGCTGCGTTAGCTGGAACATATCCAATAGCACTCGCTACTACGTTTGCTTGAAGCGAATCTGCTGTGATTTTACTTAGTGCCATACATTACTCTGGTTTTGGGAAAGTAGTCTTAACAGCCTCTATTGAAGCTCTCCACGCATCGTATCCGCCATGGTATAATGTATCTAGTTGAGCCTCTATTGATGGGTAGTACATCTTGCGATGTCTAGCATAATCTTGCTTCGCAGCATTAATCTTATTATCTAGAAACTCTTTGGTTGGCTTGAGGGACGGATCCGAATTCCATACGAGCGTATCGTAATTTTCAGGATCGGCGATACTCCAGTCATAGAAGGAAAACTTCTTTTCTAAAACAGTCTGGTAGTTAATGTAATTATTCTGCATTATTTGATCCAGAAGTAGAGACTACGATAATAGTCAGTGAGGCCAGTTTGCGTAACACTGGCAGTAGCGGAGGATGACCACAAAGTTGCGCCGCTGGTGTCGTCGACACCCACTTTACAGTTCATTGAGTCGCAATCTTGTCCAGCAGTCGTATATGTGCTACCTTGTGGAAGAATAGCAAGAGACCCATCGCCACCAACCCCCCATCCAAGTGTATTGTGGGGCTGTGTTAATCCAGCCCACCAATTATATGATGTGTTTTGTGCTGTACCGCCGCCAGCAGAGTCAGACAGATTATTCCAGCGTTGGCCGACTTGATATCCAAACTTCAAGTTGTATGCCCAGTTAAATCCACGCAAACAGCAGCGTGGTAGCGCACCTGCTTGGTTAGTCGGTGCTGGCCATCCAGAGCAATATGCGGCATTGATGTTGCCGTTGTTATCGCCCGACGTATCGTTCATATAATTGCCAGTACCTGTCTGCCAATTCCATACTTGCTTCCATGCACATGCGTTTGAGTAATTGAAATACCAATCCATTGTGGCATTCGGTCCAGTCTCGATGATGCTCCATGCATTTTGAATGCGGAACTTGTTCATCTGATAATCACCCCAGTTTGCTGACCACATTTTACGGTCAGGTTGAGGGGTACCATCGTTCTGGTTCATTACAAGGTCGAATGGGTTCAATACTTGTCTAGTCGACAGTCCATCATCGCGCCAGTTCTGTGCCATCGGAAACATAGCGACGAGAATCCAGCCAGACTGACCATTCTCGTCTAGCGTATCGAGATCACAAAAATTTTGAACAGTACCGCCATTGGGGCTATTTAACCAGAAGAATCCTTTGCCGCGGCCACCAGCCTGCCAGATTTCTACAGCTGAGTTAGCAGCATTTTGCGGCGATGATCCTGGATAGTTGCCAGATAACCAACGCGAACCATTATACTCTTCGACTACGTTAGTGTTGCTATTAAATCGAATCGATCCATTTGATCCTGCACGTTGAGCTGTCGTTCCGATAGGAAGTGTTATCGATCCATTAGATGTAAACGCGACTGTATTTGCAAAGGTAGCAGCGCCAGTAACAGCAACGTTAGCTGCAAACGTAGTGTTGCTCGTGAACGCTGGCGTACCAGACGAGCCGATAAAATCCGATAGCGTTCTAGAATTACTCACAATTAACCTCTATTAGCGATTTCTGCTTGTTGTGCTTGATATGCCGATACGACTTCCGATGTCCATGCTGCAGATGCAATTGCTTGCACATTTGCAGGCATTTCTGATACATCAGAACCAGGAGCAAAGCTCCAGCGATGATATGTTTGGGCGATCTGTTCGCCGTCTTTTAGAATACGAGTAGCTTCACGAACTTGTAATGTGCCGTTCTCTACTACTTCGATTTTGTCTATTACTTTTACTTCTGATAATGCCATTTTGTTTCTCCTTTTAGTGTCCGCCTAGTAAATCCATACTAGGTAATTGTGAAAATCAAGCAACTCTATAGGTCACAGAGCCTATAATATGCGTCCCGTTTTGTAACGCTGCTGGGCTCAAGTAGCTTACGCCCGCTACAGCAGAGTTTGTATATGTAATTACAACACCCGACGATCCAGGATCTATGTAACAACCCACATACGTTGCTGTGGTGGTAAGCAGGCTAGCCCAATACCCCACAGCACCGCTTACCCACGTATATCCATAATTGCTAAATGGAAGGCCGCCTATGAACAGCAATCCAGTACCAGTATGCGTGGACGTGCAATTGAATGAAAAATATGCAGTAACTAGCGAACCGATCTTCACATATGCACCCTTGTTGTTAGTCGCGCTATATGTTCCGGTTCCAGCAGTAGTCGATCCATATGCATATGGCGACCATGTTCCTTTTTCATAATCGTCTAATGTATTCGGATCAGATGTTGTCACTTGTGTATTTGGAAACGCAATACCAACCCCACTAGCAGCTACGTTACCGCCCGCAAGAATAATTGCGCCAGTAGTATTAATGCGCAACTTTTCCGATGCTGCAGTAGTATTGCCAGTGTGGAAAAGAATGTTATGTGCTGTCTGCGTGCCGATAACAAGATCGCCACCATTAGTAAACACATATCCACTACCGGGCGTCATTATGCTATAACCAGCTTGGTTGTAGTTGTTGCTGTTGATACCTACGTCGATGAAGTTCGATGTGTCTGTACCGTCATTTCTTGCAAGGACCAAGTCGGTCGATGCGTTGTTACCTGGGTTTATGTTCTGTGCATTAATTTGCAACCAGCTATTTGCTGAGCTTGCTGCTTGAACCAATGGGTTTGTAAATGTGCCATTAGCTGCACCGATTGTTAGCGGAGCCTTAGGAGCAGTATTACCAATACCAACGCTACCATTAGCAGCGATGATGTTATTATTTGGAAAGTTGACTGTACCAGAGAACGTATCGCCAGAACGACGGATAGCATCAGCCATCGACACTGATCCATATGCAACTGTTTCGATAATTGCGTTTGCAGTAGCGCCTGCTGTCAATACAATCGTTAATCCGTCCGTAGCAGAGAAGTCAGTACCAGCAACGAGCTTGACGCCGTTATAGTATACATCAACATAGCCGACAGTATATCCACCATTAGGTGTAAAGATAGTTTGGCTAGCAGTTGCAGTTATCGTTGTAACTGTTCTGACTGTTTGGCCGAATGGCGGGATGCCCAAATAAGACATTACTGTTGTTCCTCAGCTGGTAATGGTCGATTGCCTTCGGCAACCCACTTTAAGTATTCTTGATAGTCTGTGTTAGCTGGATCAAATGGAATATGTGCACCATCCGACGTGCGGTACACGTAATTTATTTGCTGAGTAATTGGATTTTGTATGAGCTGATACATTTATAGCTCCGCATTTGCAGTGTAGTTTCCAGACAATAAGTACGAAGCCCAAGCCGTCATGCCTGTCGATCCTATAAACACAGACAGGCATGTAGAGCTAGGAGAGTTTACAGTCGTGCTTGTGCTTGCGCCCCAACCTGCACCCTTATATACGTCCCAGACGCCAGTAGCACCATTCACACCATAGAATGCTACCGTCGGAACAGAACGCATCTGAACAGGATATGTCAATACTATACCATATGAGTTGGTTGCATTGTATGCAGTAAACGTGCCGTTGATGCCTGCGGCAGCGCCGTTCGCAGGTGCCGTTCCAGGCTCAAAAGATTTAATGAAGTATCGTTGGCATAGCTGCAACTCGGCGCTATATGGACGATAGTCGAATGCTGTAGCTGTCGAACCTTTTTCAAACTGCACACCAGTAATTTGCCATGTGGCGCCAGATGTAGCAAACAAGTTAACACCTTGTGTGGAAGCATATTGGTTAGCTGAGGCGTTCGTGTTCCATGTCCCTGCCGTTCCAGTCGCATATCCGGCGCTTAGCAACGTATAGAATTCAACACGAGCGGCCGCTCCAATCGTCACGCTAGTCGGAGCAGTGGACGTGTTGCCAGGTATGTTTATAATGACCTGAGTCCAAGTATTGGAAGCCGCTATCGTATATGTGAACGGATATGTCTTTTCGCCAGGTGTGCCGCCTGTCAGAATGAAACTGGCAGAAAACGTACCTGTGACGCTCGACTTGACCCAAAAGCTCAATACTGCCGAAGCTGCTTGTGCTGTACCATAAGCGAGATCAGCAAAGTTGTATCCTTCGATTTGCTGACACAGTCCATAGTAGTGTCCTGTTGCTGTCGGTGCCGCTTGCGTTGCAGTTACGGTTTGTTTTAATGAGTAAGTGAATCCAGCTGGAGCATCTTGGACTTGTGACCATGTGGCTGCTGCTGTTGAGTTGGTCGATTCGATATAAAATCTATCAGCCAAATATACGCTACCAAAAGAAAGTCCTGTCTGTGGAAAATTTGTTCCACGTTGCCATATATTCATCGCACCATTGATGATGCGGTTCTTAAAGCCGAAGCCAGACGCCGCAGTGACCTGCGCTGTTCCATCATTGAATGTTAGACCGTTGGATCCGTCGACTACTACGCTCATTTGTTAGCTCTTTGTTTTTGTATTATTTATTCGATCGCAGCTAGCTGTTCTTCGGTAGGTCTAGCTAGAGTATGATGTTCCCACTTAGCAATATAGTCGCCTCGTCCGTCACTGGCATTCTCTAATGAGATAGTACCGCGAGGTGCAAACTCTGCATCCGTCAATTCTGGATAAATTGTTTTGATTTTTTCGTATAGTGACATCATGCTGCCCTAACCATGAACCCCTGTAAAGAGGTGTAAATTTGACTTCCGTAGATGGTATTCGGACTTGTGCCGCCGACCACATATGCCCAGACTTCGATATAGTCAGTCGATCCGTTCAAGTATACCAATCCAAAAAATGGGTTCGACGTTCCAGCTTGTGGAACCAAAATTACTCTATGAGACGCGCCAGTTTTTCGAATATCAGCATATGTATATGATGCGGACGAATTACATTCCCACATGCCTTGAATTTGATAATACCCAGCAACTTGTGGTTGAAATCTATAGTTGGTCGCAGAATCGAATGCGTTGTGGGTATCAAATTCCTCAGCATTCCAAGCAATCTTGGTCCAAGTATTTGTAGAAATTGACTGGTTGCCTGAGAGATACGCGCAAAACGCGGGGCCATTACCAGCTATATTGGGAGCTAGATCTGCCTGCTGTATAGATGCATCTGTTAGGCCACCAACTGCCAATCCAGATATCGTGCCACCGCCGTCAAGAATTAATGCCATATATTAAACCTTCGGATACTTGTCTTTGACTGCTTGAATTTTAGCAGCCATTTCGGCAGGGAATACGCCAGCATGAAATAATGCATCGAGCTGTTCGCCGATCGACGGATACTCTTGTTCTCGAAGTTCCTTATACTCATTAGGATCTTGCCACTGGTCGACCGATGCATTATCATATTCGATAACATTATTGTTTATATCGAAAGCAACCTCTCCTGAAACTCTAACGACGTCAGGATACAATGCCAAGATAGCTTTTTGTTTTTGTTCTAACGTCATCCTGCAATCTCCATCATTGTAATATACGTTACACCATAGTTATTATTGTTATAATCTGCATTGAATATTACCGACCCCCCAGCACCCGCAGTCATCCACTGTAGGCCATACGTGACCGGAGAAGTGGTAGCAGGGGAATCCAACCACGTAATAGTAACGCAGCCAGAGACACCACCCCCTGTAGGATGATAGAAGTCAGATACTGCGCCAGAAAACGCAGCACCACCTCTACTCAGGCGGTAGTTCGGATTCATACCAGCAGACTGATGTCTGGGCATGGTGTTGACTATAACTAAGATTTTACTCGATGTACTCGTAGGCGTAATTGTCCCTACATAGCCGGTGTCGACCCACGACGCGGACGACACAGTTGTAGTCGTCGAGTTGGCCGATTGCACCACTTGTAGTATGCCCCCAGTATAAATTGCTTTCTTACCAGCTTCAAAATACATGCCGGTGCTATTGACGTTAGCGATAACAGTATTGCCAACAGACATCGTAATGTTGTTGTTACTATCGTTGCCTACTGCTCCATTGAGTGTTGTAGATGATATTAACATTAGAGGATCACCAATCTTTGTCCAGGAGGTACTGTTACTGAAGCGCCGTTAGCAATGACTAGCGGACCAACAGTCAGACCGTTCTTACCAGTAGTTAGTGTGTATGGTGCTGTTACTGTTGGGCTAAATTCGTGAATTGCGCCGTTAGCTTGATTCACCGGAGCTGTGGTTACGCTTGTTGTGCGACCCTTAGCGTCAACAGTAATAACCGGTATGACGGTCGTATTGCCATATGTTCCAGCAGTGACGCCGCTATCAGATAGCTTTGCTGTCGTTACTGCGTTTGCTATAATTGAGTTAGCTGTTACCGAGTTGTCAGTAGGAGCCAGGATGCCAATTACACCAGCACTGTAATTAACATAGATGTTATTTGCACCGGCTGTTGGAGCGCCAGAAAACGTAAGCGTTTGTCCGCTCACGGAGTAGCTGCCATCAAATGGATTTTGTTGGACGTTGTTAACAACAACTTCAATATCGCGTGTATTATATACGGTGCGCGATAGTGTAAACTGAGTATTCGACCCGTTACCGTTAAATACGTCTGATGCAGACGCTTGGTTGGTTAATGCGCCAGAAGCGCCGATCCATGCCATTAGACACCTACCGCTGCACTAGTTACAAAGTCTGCACTCGATGCTGCGCTCGAAACGCATTTCAGCACATCGCCTGTAACCAAGAAGTGTTTAACGTCTCCGCCAATCAAGGCGAGAGCGCCTCCGACCGGAATCGTTACGCCCTTGATTAGGTAGTAGTTCGTTGCGCTGCGCGTGATATACACATCGACTGTGATTGCTGCGCCAGATATGTTTGCGACTTGGCAGCCTACCAAAGCAGTCGTTGCAGATGCCGTAACGATAGTAGCCGGCGTTGTACCGACTGCTGAATTAAGATAACTGGTTTGTGTAGAAGCCATTGCTTATCCGTAAATGATTGCGTTGAGGAACGCTGAACCTGCAGGATCAACTTGCAAATTCGTTTGTGTTTGTGAGACGTTAGCTACTGAGATTACGTTTGCAGTAACTGTCCCTGTTGTATTTAGACTGCCTACGTTTGCCTGTCCTGTGACAGTTAGTGTGCTGTTTGCGACCAGATTACCGACAACCAAGTCTGCCATTTGAATGCCTGTAGATGTATTTGCAACATCTACGTTATTGTTCGCGTAGAACTCTGGTTGATAGTTCTGGAACAGATAATACTTCTTCGTAGTTGCAGATCTGATTAGACCTGTATGTCCATTTGCTCCAGCTCCAGCGTTGTAGTGAGCTGCAAATCCGATATCGAGAGAGTCGCTGACTTCGTTATTCGAAGCAAGGTATAGCAACGAATCGGTAACGTTAATCGAGGTCGTATTGATCGAAATTGTGTTGCCGTTGACAACCAAGTTTCCAGTGATTGTCGCGCTACCGTTCAATAGCATTGAGCCAGAGAACGTAGGGTTGGCTAGCGGTGCGAATGTCGAATTGACATATGTGTTTGATGCAGCATAGGCGATTGCATTAGCGTATGCTGCAGCAGCGTTGCCAGAATATGCGATTGCATTAGCGTATGCAGTTGCTGCCTTAGTATCCGCATAAGCAGTTGCATTAGAATATGCGGTTGCAGCTTTAGATGTAGCGTCTGCTGCAGCAGTTGATACGGCATTTGAGTATGCGGTCGCAGGAGCTGTATTTACTGCATAGTATGATGCAGGCTGTCCAGCAAGATATGTTGCGCTATTTGCAAGATAAGCTGTACCAGTGTAAACAGAAGAGTTTACAGAGTTTGAGCCAAGCAGAATTGTGTTGACGGATAGGTTCGATTGCCCTTGATAGGTACCAAGGTCATTCCTATAGACAAGAACGTCGTTATTAGACGAGCTGCCTTGTTTGAGTTTCTCTATCCGTAACTTAGACATCTATTATGCTTCTGGTTGTGATTCCTGTTGCTCAGCAGCTTGCAATTGAGGTTGAGCTTGTTGGCGGATCGAGTCGATGATCGGTGCCACAGTCTCAAACGTTTGCTTGCCAAGAGCAGCAAGAATAATATTGGTTTGATCTAGCGTAAAAACAAAATTCAAGTTCATAATATCTCCATAATGTGAGGTTGATAACAGAAGGTATTTATGACAGCAAAATACTACCCTACCATGTATCCCCACATATATGTGTGCCCTGCGTATATGTTTACAGCAGGAGCACCAATACGTAATCTCAAATCAACATAATCGCCGGCATTGAGCTTAACTAGCAATTCGCCTCTCGTTTGGTTGTCGCCACCAGTAACTGCACCACTGTACATAATGAGCGAATCTCCCGAACTTAGCTGACCGCCGTTTACGTTGAATGCATATGATTGCGTGCCTTGCCCGCTACCATTCCATACATATATCGCCGCAGCGAACAAATACGTTCCGGCCACTGGCGCTGTAAATCTATACGATGTATTGTTCCAAAACCCACCAAGATTAAACCCATTACCATCAGTAAGCGGAATGATCGCCCCATTCGAGAATGAAGTCGTTGATGATCCTGAAACACGAAATGATGGTTGGTATGGCATGGTTACATAACCAAGAGAATTGATGCGCATACGCTCCGTTTGCGCTCCACCATCAGTGCGCGTCTTAAACACCATGGATGCACCATACGAACCACTAGTAGCATTTTCTTTATATGCTTCTATGGAGGCGAAGCTTGTAATTCCTCCGCCAGAATTATATACTCCACCCATATTAATAGCACCACCAGTTCCCACTGCAAGGGCGGTGCTGTCGACTGCTAGCATCTGCCCTACTGGAATTCCTGACGACAATGTTTTTGCAGATTTTACTGAAAACTTTGCCGATTCGACCTGAACAGTATCTCCTACAAAGAAGTTGCCAGAACTGTCGATACGCATGCGTTCAGACGCACTTGTAGTATTACCAGTATGGAATAGGATATTATGAGCAGTCTGTGTACCGAGTACTAGGTCGCCGCCGTTGGTGAACAAGTATCCACTGCTTGGCGTCATGATGCTGTATGCAGCCTGAGCATATGTGTTGCTATTGATGCCCATATCGATATAGCCAACGCTATCGTTACCATCCGATCGAGCAAGGATCAAGTCTGTTGACGCGTTATTGCCGTTGCTCTTATTTTGAGCGTTAATCTGCAGCCAGCTATTTGCACTACTTGCAGCCTGAACTAGTGGATTCGTAAACGTACCATTCGCAGCACCAATCGTTAGCGGCGCGTTAGGAGCTGTGTTGCCGATACCGACGTTAGTATTAGCTCCGCTCCAGAATACGACGTTTGCGTTACTCAACATAGATGGTGTAACAGATCCATCAACTGGCACTAGCGTTGAACTCTTGATACCAAGATGAAGAACTAGAATGTTATTTGTTCCAGTAGGAGGAGCGCCAGTAAACGTCAGCGTAGTGCCGCTTACCGTATAAGCAACACTTGGTGTTTGATATAGGCCACTAATATACACAGCGATAGACGCAGCAGATGCTGGCGCCAACGAAAGTGTATATGCGACCGTCGTACCATCACCACTGAAGGTGTTGGTTTGATAGTTTGTTGATACTAATGGATTTCCGATTAATGACATGCCGAAATTATCCTTGTTGGTTTCTTGTTGCGTCGCGGATAGCAGCTTCTGCGTTTAGCTGTGCAATTGTTTTTACCCAATTGTGCGCTAATGCTAATTCGATGATTGCTTCTTCAGATTGTGGGATTTGAATTCCTAGATCTAAGCACTTCGGAACGGCAATAGATAGGATTTGCTTCGTTGCTGCTTTTACATACGCTTCGACGACACCGCTGACCCACTGCTGCTGGTCAAGCATCATCACAGCAAGTGCTTTGTTTTGTGTTTCAGTGACCGATACAGTATATGTGATCATATTATTATCCCAGAAGCCATACTGCAATAGATGCGCCGTGCGCAGTGGCGTTTGCAACGCCATTTAGTCCTACGCGGACTTGTGTGCCGGCAGTGAGATATCTCATCGATATGGTGCCGTCGTTTTGGTATTCGTGGTGCATCTCAATAATCTCTTCATATGATCCGTTGAAGGAAAGGATGTAGATATATCGGCCGAGCACCGACGTTCCACCAAGCGATGTGTCGATTGCAAAGTTAGTTTCGATGGCATATACACCATCTACAGGAGCTGTAAATATTCCAGTCGATGTATCGAAGAAAGATGCACCGCCTGAGTTCTGTGCCCTCAGTGTCCACGTTACGAACGGGTATGTGGCAGGCGAAGCAATGTATGCAGTGCCACCAGTGTTATGAGCAGTTGCGCTAAAGAACGTTTGCATTGGCTTGCGTACGCGTCCTGCACCATCCCAAATCATCGATGTAAATTGTTCACCAACACCATTATCGTTCAGCATTCTCACGCGAAGAATACCATTAGTTGTCGAGTTACCACCATCCGCTAAGATGTTCCATTTGCGATGGTTTGCTGGTGAGTCTGTTTGTTCAATGATGAATTCTGCAGCGCCTGCAGCGCCGATGTGAATATGACGAATTGGGGTAACACCACCAACGCCAACAAAGCCACCAACAACGGCAGTATTACTCATGTTGAGGCCGCTATTGATAGTTACGTTAGCAGCGAACGTTACGTTGCCGTTCGCTGCAATTGTTACACTATTAGCAGTGCTATTTGCAATTCTTACGCTACCAGTCGAATCGATCGACACAGAACCGCCTGCAGATGTAATCTTGCTTGCACCAGTTGAGTCTTGCCCAATTACGCTTGGATCTAATTTTGTTAATGCCATAGATTAGACTTCGTTCCATTGTTGTGTTTGCTCATCCCACGCATATCTTTGCCCATCTTGAGGTTTGTCGATTGGCGGGTTCCACATACACGTGTCGTCATCGAGCGTCCAGCTTGGATATGGTTGAGGGGGAATGAATGCATCCTTTAATTTGTCGTATGTATATCCTACTCCAGCAAAGTTCTTGCGAAGAGGCGTCCCTCCGTGGATGTGGATACCCCCTCTTGTATTATAGGATGTCTGTATCCATTCGCCAGGAGAAGTGTCTATGAACGAATCGAAAAACTCTGGCTCTGCTACGATTACCTGAACTACAGTGTTGTCGACTACTTTTGCAAAATGTCCCATTATTTTACCTCTTATACAGCGTATGTGATGATAACAATGCCGGACCCACCATAACCACCTACGTTGTTGCCACGAGGGTCTGTGCTACCAGCACCATCGCCGCCGCTGCCTCTATTTGCGGTACCGTCATTGCCACCAGTAGTCCATCCATCACCACCACCCTTGCCGCCTGCGGCATATGTTGTTGTAGTGCCAGATATCGAGCTCGTAATTCCGCTACCACCGTTCGCATAACCAGTGGTGCTGCTTATACCATCGCTGCCAGCACCACCAGCTCCGCCACCACCACCGCCAGTTGAGGATGTTCCATAGGCATCCGAACGGCCAGCACCGCCAGCATATCCCTGTCCAGATGTTCCAGATCCGCCAGCAAGATAACCACCAGAATACCCCGAGCCGCCGCCACCCGATCCGCCAGAAGCACCAGATCCGCCATTATAATTGCCACCGCCGCCACCGCCAATTGCAGTCAATCCGAACGCCGTTGTGTTTGATCCACTTGGCGCAATACCACCACCCGACGTCGAAGATGCTGCACCAGCCCCGATTACGATATTGTATACGCCTGGGACTAAACTTACGGTTTGTTGAATTACTCCGCCGGCGCCACCGCCACCACCAACGTCCCACCCACCAGCACCAGCACCTCCGACCATTAAAACGGTCGCGGATCTTGATCCTGATGTTACGGTAAGCGTGCCGCTCGATGTGAATGTGTGGACGTTATTGCCGCCATTAGTAGTGATTGTTCCGCCAGTCGCTGTGATATCATTCGTACCATACCATGTCGTTCCATCTGCATATTCGAGCACACCTCGTTGGGAGTTGAAGCGAAAGCCACCCGCATTAGCTGACGGTCTGTTGCTTGTATTGCCAACTGGTATTATAAACACACTTGTATTGGACATCACAAGATTGCCACTATAGTTAAGTGGGCTTGCGAACGAATTAGCGTTTAATTTATCGATTGCCATATATTTTATTACTGGGTTGTGCGGTATGTAGCAGCGAATACCAAGTATCCAGACGTCCAACTTTCATTAATTTCACTCTGCGTTCGCGAGTTTCCTGATGGTAGGAAAGATATCCCTGTCAGCGTAGCTCCGAAGCTCAATCCCGTGGCGACACTGGTCGCAAACGCATTGTTGTATGTGACGCTTCCGCCGAGTGTGCTCCAGATGGCAGCAGAATTGTCTGCTGGAAAAGGAAGCCCACTGATTAAATTATACCCAGCACCAGCCGCCGACACCGACGCTACGTGTAGGTTTACTGATATATGAACCAGGCGACCCACTTTAATATAGGTACCTTGCAGTACGTCTGTTGTGAGTGTCGGAGCAGTAGTGGCGCGAGTGACTACCGGCGTCCAAGTGCCTTCTTCATAATCATCTAATGTGTTTGCATCCGAGGATGCGTTTTGTGTGACTGGAAATTTGAGTTGTCCTAAAGGTAAGGACACTACACCAGTAGACAATATCGAGAGCGGATTTGTATCGAGAGCGGATCCGTTAGACACACGGAAGTTGATGTTTCTGCCAACCGTATTGTGGTCGACGTAACTATCACCAGCAGACTTGAAGCGGAGGTTATTTTCAGCAAGTATCGATCCAGCTGCGCCAACTGTCTGATTGCCTGCTATTGTCTGGTTGCCTGCAACTGCATGGTTGCTGCTGCTATCCCAACTTGGTGCGCCTGTAGACAGCTTTGCAGGCGTAACAGCACCATCAACTAAAGTAGTAGTTGTGACTGATCCTGAAATGGGAACAACGCTCGTTGCAGTAAAATTCTTGTAGACTACAACTACGTTATTAGAACCAGCAGAAGGTGCTGATGTAAATGTAATTGTGTTTGCTGATACGTTATATCCTACGCCGGGTCTTTGCCATACGTTTTCGACATACACATCGACGTCGAAGTTTGTATTGATCGTTCTCGTTAGACCAAACGCAGTATTAGAAGCGTTGCCATTAAACTGATCAACGCCCCCTGTAAATGATTGTTGTGTTAAGCTATTTCCGATGTAGCTCATTATGTCGTCTCGAGATAAGAAACAGTTGCATCAATCGCAGAAGCAGCACCTGATACTACCTTCAATACATCAGCTGCCTGGAGAACCAATTTCTGATCTCCACCAACAGGAACCAATGCACCACCTTGTGGGACAGTAGCTCCCTTCAAGATGTAGTAATCGACAGCACTTCTTGTGAAGTATAGATCTACAGTAACAGGATTCGATGTGATGTTGCAAAGGTTCCAACCAATCACCGTAGTGGTAGTTAGCGACGGAACAGTGTATACAGAGTTAGCACTCGTACCAACAGATTTTGCGACAGATGATTTGAATGTAGAAGCCATGTTTTATTTATCCTAGGGCAATAGCCATCGCTATCGGATCGATGTATGTTGTTTGTTGTGATCCATCATTAAATTGAATCGTATTAGCTGACAGCAATCCTGTATTAGCACGCAAGCTACCAGTGATCGTCGTATTGCCAGCAGCAAGTGTGTTGTTTGCGGTAAAGTTGCCGACAACGAGATCCGCCATCTGAATACCGGTCGACGTATTCGCTACGTCGATATTATTGTTAGCATAGAACTCTGGCTGATAGTTTTGAAATAGGTAGTACTTTTTCGTAGTTGCTGAACGAATCAATCCAGTGTGGCCGTTAGCGCCAGCGCCTGCATTATAATGAGCAGCAAAACCAATATCTAACGAATCGCTGATTTCATTATTCGAAGCAAGATATAGCAACGAATCTGTGACGTTGATTTGTGATGTGTTGACTGTGATGGTCGTACCGTTGACAACTAAGTTACCGCCAATTGTCGTTTGTCCGCCAACTTGCAACGTGCCTGTGACGTTGGCGAACCCTGTAATAGTTGTATTACCAGCAGCAATTGCGCCCGTGAAAGTTGCACCAGCAAGAGGAGCGAATGTTGAGTTAACGTATGTGTTTGATGCTGCGTATGCGACTGCGTTTGAGTATGCAGTAGCAGCCTTTGTGTCTGCATAGCTGACAGCGTTTGTATATGCTGATGCTGCAAGCGTTGCTGCATTCGAATATGCATTCGATGCCATGTTCTGAGCAGTTACTGCAGTGTCGTATGCAACCTTGACAGAGTTAACAGAAGCTGCGATGTTGGTGCTCGTATTGGCATACGAATCGAGGATTCTAACAACACCAGAGACAGTTGAGTTGGCAGCAACAATCAGCGATGTAGCATTCGACGACGTCCATGAGTTGGAGACGTTACTCCACGTCAACACGTAGTTATTAGAAGCACTTTCAGCTTTTAATTGTTTTAAGTTTATCTGGAGTGTCATGCTTGGTATTTATTATTGTTGTGGAGGAGTTGGCCACTCGATGTTCTGCGGAAACCCGCTCTGTGTAGTAATATCACGCAATGCCTGTCTATACGGAGCCCATGCCGACGACACTGCATCAGGAACATCCTTACCTTGTGTCCAGTCGCAATCCGATAGTAGTTTATTGCGCTTTGCACGCATGGTAATGATCGCGACTCGGACCGATACCGACTCCTCATAGTCGGCTGTCGGCATCCAAGCAGTAGTGTGGTCGTTATTGACAACTAATATAGTATTTGCTGGTTGAGCCATGGTGGGCTCAGTTACAGAAATATAACCTGCGGCTGTAAGTTGTTCAGATGTGGCGTTGGGCCACATCATACTTGCTCGAACCACATCGCCGTGTAGTATGCTCGCCGTCGGAAATGCGGTCACATTAGATTGAATGTATAATTCCATTTTTAAATTCCAAAGTAGAAGCCAGAATAACCAAACGAACCATTATATCCAGACAGGGTCCCCATCAGGCCTCCCATCGACCAGATCGAACCAGGAACTCTAACCATCAGCTGTTGTAGTGTCGTATTATAGTAAATGACGACACCAGGTGCAGGCGTGAATGTAGATAGATCGCCACCACCCATCAAATAAACTGTACCATAGAAGTAATCCGGCTGGCTTATATAAGCGCCGTAGTTCATCTGCGGCATATTGCTAATAAAGAAGTCACCTCCCATAGCCGATCCACCACTTCCAGAGAACCAACATTGCATCATCGCGGGGTTTGTGCTGCTGGCTAAACCATAGCCAACCACCGCCATCGTGCCGTTTCCGCCATTCGACATGTTGGTTGAGATGTGGAGAGTGGCGCCCGATTGAATGCTGGATGATGAATACCACGGATACACCATTCCATTAGGACCATAGGCGCCAGAATAGGGACCGTTTATTGTGTTGAATGGCGGAAGTCCTGGTCCCCCGACCATAGCAGTTGATTCGTTAAGTGGCATCGGTTGTATCAGCCACTGCGCCGTAGCTGGTATAGTAACTGTCGCATCGCCCATACTATACGATATCGCAGTAGGTCCTGCGTTAGCAAAGAAGGGCGTTCCACCACCACCAATGCCACCAGAACTACCGCCACCTGTGGAACTGATCGTAATAGTCTTCATCATCGTGTCGGCACTCAATGTTATATTGCTGCCAGCAACAAGCTCAAACATGTCGGGGCCCATTGCAGTCAACGACTGCCCAGCGATCTTTACGCTCGTAAATGCTGATGACAAACCGCCTGTTGGTGTGTATTGTGTGCTAGTAACTGAGACAACGCGACCATATGAGTCAATCGACATTTGTGGTACGTTAATGTATGACGTACCATCAGTACCCCCATAAATGCCAGGCACTACCGACGTCGGGGCTAAAGCGACTGTGGTAGCAGTGCCGCCGTTGAATGTATTATTAACATTAAACAGGTATGTGACGCCACTTCCGGTCACATAGTTGGCATTGGTTTCATATGGTGCGCCGATAACGGCATAGTTGCCGGACATGCTTAAAGCTCGAGCAAACTTATCAGAAGCACCCTGCTCTCCAGCAGAGTTTGGTGAAAATATTGTTTTCTTTAACTTACCGTCTGCCAAGTCGAACATATAGGATATGCCTGGAAGAGGCCACCCTTGTCCGCCTGCATTATCGTTGGGTTCTCCTACTAATAAGTTATTTCCAGACACCGACACTGCAGTACCAAAATCCTGGCCAGCATTAACTATCGGGCTAGGCGAGTTTAGCTTATATACTAATGCTCCAGACGAAGCATCAAACACATACACTGCACCTACACCTTGCTTTGATGCTTGTCCAGGTCGCACGCTGCCCTTTGCCCCAGGAGCACCTGCGATCACATATACTCCGTTAGTGGCAACCGAATACCCCATATTTGATTGCGTGTATAGGATCGGGTCAGGAACAGCTATAGCAAACCCATAGCTTGTATAATTAGACGACGTAATGTTAACAGTTGACCCTGGGTACGCTGGGAAACTGCCTATATTAAATACATATACAGCACCATCGACCGACTGTGTGCTGTTGCCTTCGTTAAACGCTCCGACGACCAGAGTGTTTCCGCTGATACCCACCGACCAACCAAAATAGTCACCGGAAGGGTTACTATATGCGCTGGGATCGGTAATCATGTATTTCAGAGTACCTGTTATCGAATATAGATATACGACGCCCGCATTACTATATCCAGATACTCTAGTATTCCAACACCCAACAACAATATACGATGATGATATTGCTAGTGCGTTGCCGAAGTAATAGCTGTTAGATTGTGGATTAGTAAGTGTATTGGTCGCAGACGTAATTGAAACCAATGAACCCGTATACGTAGGCCACGTCGACATATCGAACACAAACACGCGGCCAGTGCTACCGCTATATGCCGTCTCGGACACTACAATAATATTATTGCTGTTGATTGCGACTTTTGCGCCCAATGAGATTGTACCAGTAATCCCAATACGATACTGCATTACGCCAGTAGAGTTCAGATATACATACACATAACCCGTTCCACCGTTAGCACCAGAAGCAGCCACAACAGAGTAGGTGCCATTTGTGGCCACCGACATCCCCATGTACTCCGACGTATTACTATCCGTTGGTAGCCATGTTGCTAACTTATCACCATCTTGCGTAGACAGTCCGTTACCGATGGTTAGTGCGTTTGTTGTAGACCCGCTGCCACCCCCACCGCCACCGCTAGCTGCATTGGCCCAATATACGTTTCCTGTACCGCCGGACGTCAGCACTTGGCCAGCAGTTCCTTGTCCTCCGTTGGCAACAACGGTGCCACCAACTCGTAGTGAGGACGACGTCATGCTACTATTGACAGTACTGTTGCCAACAAATACAGCCGTTGTATTGACGTATGCAGCAGCACCAACGGAAACGACCATGTTGTTAACAACAGTATTACCAGTTGTGATCCCCGCAAAGGCGACGTTTGCAGTTTGCGTCAGCGTTTGTGTTGCCGCTGCGTTAGTAAAGTTGGTTGCTAACTGGGCAGCAATTGTACGTGTTCTAATTCCCATTATCGAATAAACCTAATTCTAATTTCAGCCGATGCAATCGGAGCTGAAGAAAATGTAATAGTAGTACCAGAAACTGTATAGTCTTCGTCTGGATGGAAGTATGTACCATCAACGAATACCAGAATATTATCAGAAAATGTGCTGGAGCTCAACGTAAAGATCGTGTTCGATCCATTACCAGTTAGCGATTGTTTCGTTACCGCCGTCGCAGCGATAGTTACCGTAGATGTAGATGCATTCGCAGATAATGATACACCCGAACCAGCTGCTAGATTAAGGACAGCGTCCGATGTTGGAGCAGTTACTGTTACGCCATTTGCGACTACGCTCTTATAAGAAGCGCCTATTGCTCCTGACAATCTTAACGATTGGATCGATGCACCGCTCGGTGGAGCATCGACAAACGTCAGCGTTAAATCTGTTACGCTATAATCCGTCGTATAGCGTTGGAGCATACCGTTGATTGTCACAAAGCTAGTCGTACTATTCGCTGTGGCTGTCAACGTAAATGCAGTAGTTGTACCATCGCCAGTAAATGTATCCGAGCTCGTAATCGCTGCTGAAGGTAGAGCAGTTGCTGCGCTATCAACATGATATACCAATATGCTTTCGCCGCTCAGAGGTGCAGTTGTGAATGTAAGAGCAGTACCACTAATCGAGAAGTCAGTCGAAGGATCCTGCAGCAAACCATCCAAGTAGACTGTTGCTGTGCTAGTATTGGCAGTTCTGGATAGTGTATATCCTGTATTGCTTCCGTTACCAGTAAAGCTATCAATTGCTCCATATTGCGAGAAGCGATAGATCGCCGCACCAGATATATGAAGGACTTCAATTGCTTCGTTGTTTACTGGAGCAGTCGTAAATGTCAGTGTTGTGCCAGATACGTCATAATCTTCGTTATGGAATTGTACCAAGCCTTCAACGAGAACCAGGATTGTATTCGACGTTGCCGTTTGCGACAGCGTGAATGCTGTATTTGATCCGTTGCCAAGGAAATTATCACGCGCCGATATAAACGCATTGCCGACGTTGTTACCAAGCGCACCGCCACCACCACTTGCAGTCGAAGTAAATGTGATTGCGCCACTCGTAGCATTAGTCGTAATCGACATATTGCTACCAGCAACAAGCGTCAATGTGTCATTTGCTTGATCTGCAACTACGTTTGCTTGGCCAGCTACGATGAACGTACCGAAACTGTTACTGCTTCCACCACCTCCAGTGATACTAGAACCATCAAGTGTGATTACTGTACCATTCGAGCTAACATTGAGGCCACCAGCACCAATGATTTTAACTGTATTCGTCGATGAATCAGAACCAGTTAAAACGATGTTAGCCGATGCTGTGTTTGCTGCTGTCGATAATGTGTATGTTGTATTAAGATCAGTCAGCGATACTGTCGACCAATATACATTGCCGCTTGCACCACCAGACATCAACACTTGACCAGATGTGCCTACACCACCATTAGCAGTAATCCGTGTGTTGCCAAACGCTACTGTGTTAGCGAAAGTTACAGATCCAGTAAACGTTGCACCTGCAAGAGGAGCAAACGTCGAATTGACATATGAATTGGAAGCAGCGTATGCAATTGCATTCGAATATGCATTTGCTGCCTTATTGGTAGCGTCTGTTGCTGCTGTAGATACAGCATTCGAATAAGCCGTAGCAGCCTTCGAAGTAGCATCGGCCGATGCAGTCGATACTGCGTTTGAGTAAGCAGTCGCTGCCTTGCTAGATGCATCAGATGCTGCAGCACTTACAGCAGAATTGTACGCATCTGTTGCTAGTATTGTCGCATCTGTTGCTGCTGTAGATACGGCATTTGAATATGCTGTAGCAGCTATCGAAGCAGCATAGCTTATAGCGTTGGAGTATGCGTTGGCTGCTTTATTGGTAGCGTCTGTTGCTGCTGTAGATACAGCGTTCGAGTATGCGGCAGCAGCCTTTGTATCAGCGTACGAGGTTGCATTCGAGTAAGCAGCACTTGCTGCAGCAGTAGCAAAACTTACAGCATTGCTATAAGCATTAGATGCCTTGTCTGTCGCATCAGCTGATGCTGTCGACACTGCGTTCGAATAAGCCGCTGCAGCCTTTGTATCTGCATATGAAGCTGCATTAGAATACGCTGTAGCTGCTACTGTATCCGTATAGCTCGTTGCATTTGCATAAGATGTTGCAGCAACAGTATCAGCATAAGATGTAGCGTTAGCATATGATGTAGCTGCTACCGTGTCTGCATAACTCGTCGCATTAGAATATGCAGCAGCGGCTTTTGTATCCGTATAGCTTACTGCGTTGGAATATGCATTTGCAGCCTTAGCATCAGCATAGCTTGCAGCATTGGCGTATGCAGCATCAACATCCGTGTTGCTCGCGATCTTGAAGTAAGTAGAGCCGTCGTTAGTAAATGTCCAAGCATCTACCGATTCATCCCACAACAAAGCTACATTAGAGGATGTTCCTCTGTTGATAGAGACGCCAGCATTTTCTGATGGAGTGCCTGTTAAATCAGCATTGAGCGAAATGATATTGTCGCCAATGTTTAGCTCTGTCGTATTAATGTACGTTGTTGTACCAGAAACAACTAGGTTACCAGAAACAATTACATCGTTGGAAAACGTACCGACACCAGTCACAAGTAACGTATTCGATACTGCAAATGTATTGACTGTATTGACGGTAGCTTTATAGACCGAACCGTCGCCAGCAGTAATAGCAAGCGTGTTGTTCGATGATGTGTATGAGAATCCAGTAATGCCAGCTACCGCATTCGTTGTTGCAGCCGTTACACGACCCTTACTATCGATCGTGAGTACTGGGATTACAGAGCTGTTACCATATGTGCCTGGCGTAACAGCTGTATTAGCAAGTGTGATGTTGATCGCGCCATTTGCAAGATCAACAAATGTATTTGTACCAGTCGCATCGCCTGTGATGTCGATTTTGAGATCTGGTTTTGTTGTGATGTAGCTCCATTCCAAGTTACCAGCAAGCGTGGTAGCTGAAATATTAGCAAATGCACCATCTCTGAAAGAGACGTTAGCTGTTGTATTTAGACTTTGGCCAAAAACATCAATGACGGTGTTTGACCCGTCCTTTGTAAAGAACCGATTGTCTGTAAAGTTAATAGCAAGCTGTCCAACTTCAATATCTGAAGCTGATGGGACGCGCCCAGCAACGCTGCTACGTTTGATTTGTACTTTTGTTCCAGCCATGTCTCTATCTAGAGTTAAAGGCCACTATAGAGCAGCCCGTATATTAATGTATTATTTAGGTTGTCACAAATCCATCAGAATGTACCACAGTCTATTGATCCGAATGTTGGGACTCCTCCAATAATCTGCAGTACTTCGCCCTCAGCGCCAGCAGCAGTTACCAATAAGCCATCCGTACCATTGCCATAAAGAACGCCATTAACCGTGAATGTAGATCTACCTGTACCGCCGTTCGGAACTGTGAGATCGTTCGTCAGTGTTATGGCAGTTGCAGTAATATTGCCCGAAATTGCAACATCACCAATAACATTTGCAAAACCAGCGATCGTCGTATTGCCGGCACTCACCGCGCCAGATACATTCGCAAATCCTGCGATCGTAGTATTTCCTACAGATAGCGATCCAGACAATACAGTATTGCCTGCTGCAATTGTTGTTGCTGCCAAGCTACCAGTAATCGTTGTGTTGCCAGAAGCTAGCGTACCACTGATAGTTGTATTACCAGTGGAGAGTGTCGTAGATTGCAACGAACCAACGACATTAGCATATCCGGTGATCGTAGAGTTACCAGAAACGAGTGTCTGCGTTTGTAGTTGTGATGTTACATTTGCCCAACCTGCTACTGTTGTGTTGCCAGCACCAAGCGTTCCAGCAATTGTTGTGTTACCTGTCGACAACGTCAACGATTGGAGCGACGAAGTTACGTTAGCAAAACCAGTAATTGTTGTATTACCGGCAGCAAGCGTCGACGAGATGTTTGCAAAGCCAACAATCGTTGTGTTTCCAGAATCGAGCGTGCCGACCACATTAGCGAATCCGCTAATTGTAGTATTGCCGGCTGCAACGATACGGAACGTACCGGTATTTGCTTGGAAGTCGGCGATTCTGAACGTGTTGTTTGATGTATCGATGTATGCGCCATCTGGTTCAGGCTCATATTGATCGAAGACTTTCCACACTCCATCTGTGGCATCACGGAAGAAACCAGCATGACGATATGTACCGTCGTTATAGTTACCAGTAATACCCAAATCAGGATTAGCAATTGCACTACCTTCGTTGAGGTAGATCATGTTGTCTTCAACTGCTAGATTCGTAACGCCAATTGTTACAGTATTACCATTGACAAACAAATCACCATCGATCTGGACGTTAGATAGTGTATGGATTGTATTTGCTGTTAGATGATACCCGATCGTAGCGTTGCCACTAACAGTAGCATCGCCGTTCACATTAGCAAAGCCAGTAATCGTTGTGTTGCCAGCTGCAAGTGTATTAGCAATCGTTACTGCACCACCAACATCCAACGTCGATGTAACATTCGCGAATCCATTGATCGTTGTGTTACCGGCCGCTAGCGTGCCGGCTACATTAGCGCCACCAGTCGTAATCGTAGCTGAATTAATATTACCTGTTACGTTTGCCCATCCGTTTACGGTCGTATTGCCTGTAGCAAGCGTGTTGGCGATTGTAGTAGCACCGTTAACAACTAACGTACCATGAACATCAACGTTGCCAGCGATGCTTGCTGTAGAATATACGTTGATGAAGCCAGTTACTACTGTATTACCGGATGCGAGTGTACCAGCAACTGTTGTGTTGCCAGTCGATAGGGTGGTCGATTGCAACGAACCAACGACATTCGCGAAGCCAGTTACGGTTGTATTGCCAGCATCGAGAGATCCAGACACAACTGCATTACCAGAAGCAAATGTAGTTGTTTGCAAGCTACCAACAACGTTAGCAAAACCTGTAACAGTTGAGTTACCAGAAACGAATGTTGTTGTTTGTAGGTTTCCAACGACGTTTGCTGAACCTGTTACAGTAGTGTTGCCTGTAGTAAGAGTTGTCGATTGTAGCGATCCAACGACATTAGCAAATCCAGTTACGGTTGTGTTACCTGCTGTGATTGTAGCAGACATCATATTGCCTGTTACATTAGCAAATCCTGTAACTGTTGTATTTCCAGAAGCCAGTGTGCCAGATACGACGCTATTGCCAGTAGAAAGAGTTGTCGATTGGAGCGTACCAACGACATTAGCAAAACCAGTGATTGTGGAATTGCCAGAAACAAATGTAGATGTCTGTAGGCTAGTCGTTACATTAGCATAGCCCGTAATCGTTGTATTTCCGGCCGACAACGTGCCACCAACGATCGTGTTGCCTGTTGACAGCGTCTGCGATTGGAAAGATCCAGTTACGTTAGCGTAACCAGTGATTGTTGTGTTGCCAGCTGCAAGTGTAGTAACGCCAGACAACGTACGGCCAAATAGATTCAAGCCAGTATTGTTGGCTTGCATAATCAGCGTAGTATTTGCGTAGAACTTGTAGTTGCTATCGGTCAGCGTAGCTGTACTGAACCACATCGAACCAGATTCAATACCAATTGCATAGTCGACAGCGGCAGCGCTAACTGTATCCCAGAAAATAGCTTTAGTACCAGCGCTTCTTGTGGCGACTGTAGGAGCACCAATTCCGTTTTGCTGGAAGTTGATCCACTTGCTTACTGTGTTGGAAAGCGTCAACGAACCAGCACTAATCGTCGTATTTCCGGCGATATCTACAGTATTTGCTAGAGTTGTTCCACCCGACACTTGCAAACTGTTGACCACATTAGCAAAACCGGCTATAGTCGTATTGCCGCTGCTCAATGTATTAGATATTAAGACAGCTCCATTAACGGTCAAGCTGTCTCTCAGGGTAACAGCTCCGCCTACATTAGCGGTAGAAGAAACGTTGATGAAACCGGTTACAGTTGTATTGCCACTAGCCAATGAGCCAGATACAATTGTGTTTCCTACCGTAGCAGTCACTGCATTTAGATTGCCAATAACGTTGGCATAACCAGCTACAGTTGCATTACCAGTTGCGATTGTGTTTGCAACTACAACAGCACCATTAACGGTTACATCACCACGAGCAGTGATATTGCCACCGATGTTGGCAGTCGATGTGACATTAATGAAGCCAGTTACCGATACATTTCCTGAATCGATAGTACCAGCAACTACCTTACCAGAGACATTGGCAGTGCCATTGATTGTTGTGTTACCAAACGTAACAGCAGATGTTGTATCGACTGGCTGGCCGATTGCAAACGTAGGTTGGCTATTCTCACCACCAGCTCCAGTGATGTATACACCAGTTCCTGGTACGACATTACCAACATATGATCCCGAAGTATCGATACCAAGCTCAACAGCATTCGGTTGAATTGTTGTTGATAGCGTAATGCTACCATTTGCCAAGTTTGTTAGTGTTGCGTTAGCAGTACCAACAACATCACCAGTCAACGAAACAACAATGTTTGGGTTGCGGTTGATTGTGGCAACGTTGATGTTGTTTGCAACGATCGTTGTAGAGTTGGCGAATGTATTGACAGTCGTATTACCTACTGTAATGTCAGTAGTATTGATAACGACGTTTGCGCCAACAGCTAAATTGCTACCATTCGTTGACCATCTATCGTTCAACTCGTCCCAAAGGAACTGAACATTAGCAGATGTGCCACGGTTGATGTCGATACCAGCATTCTCAAGTGGAACGCCAGCCATATCAGCATTGAGCGTGATGATATTGTCACCAATATTCAATGCAGTTGTGTTGATATAAGTGGTTGTACCGGAAACCGTTAGGTTACCAGTCAGTGTTAAGTTATTACCAGCAAGCGTATCTGTAACGACAACATTACCTTGGACGTTCGCGATGCCAGTGATTGTAGTATTACCAGCCGCTAGAGTGTTGGCGATATTTACAGCACCATTGACTGTCATGTTGCCATGAGCAGCTAAGTTGCCACCAACGTTTGCTGATGAAGATACTTCTAAGAAACCAGTAACAGTCGTGTTACCAGCAGCAAGAGTGTTTGCAATTGTTACTGAGCCGTTGGCGATGATTCGGCTACGTGCAGTCAGATCGCCGCCGACGTTTGCAGTCGATGATACGTTGATGAATCCAGTAACAGTCGAATTGCCAGTAGCAAGCGTATTTGCAATAGTAACAGCACCATTAACAGCGACTGTGCTACGAGCAGTTACAGCGCCACCGATGTTGGCCGTGGAAGATACTTCTAAGAAACCAGTAACAGTCGAATTGCCTGTCGCAATCGCATTCGTAACCGACACTTGGCCGTTGATGGTTGCATTGCCGCCGATATTCGCGGTTGATGAAACGTTGATATAACCTACAACATCAGCATTACCAGAAAGCAATGTTCCTGTTTGAAGTTGTCCTGTTACGTTCGCATAGCCAGTAACTGTTGCATTACCTGTAGCAATTGTGTTTGCGATGGTAACTGCACCATTAACGATTGCAGGGCCGTGAATTTGTGTGTTACCATAAAAGTCTGAGCTCTCGGCAACAGAGATTGCATTAGCAACGAGTGTGTTAGAAGAAACAGTCTCGCGAACTGTCAGCGTTCCTTGTACGCTCGTATTGCCAACGTCGAATGCGATAGGATCGCCAGTTGGAGTCTGAGCACTTAGAACAGTTCCAGCATCCGAAATAACAGCATTGCCGACAACAAGCGTATTGCCACTGAGATACAACTCAGTGTATCGCATTTCAGGTGTACCGAGAGCATATGCGTTGTTAGCATCTGGAACGACATTCTTAGTCGTTAGTGTTCCGGCGATTGCTGCATTGCCACTGATGTTGGCTGTGTTAGCAATTGTTACTGCGCCATTGACAACCAAACCACCATGAATAGTAGCATCGCCGCCTACATTGGCAGTGGATGATACGTTAATCGAACCAACGACAGTCGTATTCCCTACAGCCAAAGTATTAGCAATAACGGTTGCGCCATTGACTGTAGCGGTGCCACGAATTTCAACGTTGCCAGCCAAATTAGCTGTATAGTTGACGCGCAACGTACCATCAATACCAGTATCACGTAGATCAGTACGTCCAGATACTTGCAACGTGCCTGTTACGTTTGCAAAGCCATGTGCAGTTGTGTTACCGAAGTTAACTTCAGAATCAGTTTCAACTGGTTGACCGATCGAGAATGTAGGCTGGCTGTTTTCGCCGCCAGCACCCGTAATGTGAACACCAGTTCCTGGAGCCACGTTGCCGACATATGAGCCAGTTGTATCGACGCCAAGCTCAATACTATCGAACTGATTAGTCGTTGTGATGTTGATTACACCATTCGCTAAATTCGTTAGCGTGGTATTTCCAGAACCTGCGACGTCGCCAGACAGATTGATCGTGATTGTCGGATCTCTGTTGATCGCGCCTGTGATGTCTAGATTATTAGCGGTCGTCGTTTGATCGACAATGCTGAAACTATTGCCAACGTTTAGGTTATTGGCAATAATGACGTTATTTGGGAACGACAGACTCCAGTCAAAGTCGTTATATGTGTTCGATACCGCAATTTGAAACACATTGCCGGTGATCGTAGGTGCGCGATGTGCCACCCATGTAGCGGAATTCGCATTGTAGATAATGATGTACGCATTGGCTACGTTGGTAGTAGTGACGTCCGTCAGCTCATCCAACCTACGGCCAGAGCCAACAGCATTGCGTAGTGTAAGTGCTTGCGTTGGTGCTAAGGCACCGTCGTTCTTTACACGAACCTTAATCTTTGGGGTTTGGAAAACGGTATTTGCCATCTATTTTATCTCGTAACTTGTGGGGTGACCGTAACTATTCCTTCCACAATCCGAGAAACAACACCAGATGTGTTTGTAAGCTCTACATCATATACAAAACGACCGGCCGTCAAAGCGCCAGTCTGCGTCGACGTCAAACCCAACGTTACAACGCCGTCAGCCGCATCGATCGATACAGCAAATGGTGTGGAATTTGACGATGAATAGTGTTTTCTTATCTGAGCGGAACCTGTATACCCAGTCAGATCGACTGGCATATCGTTATCATCGGTAATATCGATGGAAGTTGAGTATGTGGTCCCTTGGTCGATGATCAGATTTGCTTTAATTGCCATGGTTTTTTCGCAGTTTGAAGTGTCTTCTTTATTTATAAGATGTCAAGATCGCCTAGATAATAATACTAGATTAATGGAGATATTATGAGAGCTTGTGTAACTGGGTATGGAATGATTGACTGTTTGGGTCGCGATCCTTCTTCGAATTTCGACAAACTGATCGATCCTCACGACTATACCTCCCACGTTGACTGCGAAAATATCCGCCACGCGTATGTTAATCGCGGCTGTACGGTCGATGATACTGACCTCGAAATAGGCGTGCCAAAAGTACACCTATCCAAGACGATGATTTATGGCATATATGCCACCGAGCAAGCCCTCAAAATGGCCGATGTGCCAGATACGAAGAACGTTGCTGTAATTCTATCTTCAGTCACTGGCGGAAATGAGCTTCGGTATGAAGCCCAAACATCCGAGAAAAGGTACTCAATCAAGAAGACCCTCAACGTAATGGTTGATTCCTTATGTAGCGCCGTATCTCAACAACACGGGTTCACTGGTGTCAATCTATCAATTTACTCTGCATGTTCCACCGGCATCGTCAGCATCGACTATGGAATGAAACTACTCGACGAATATGATTATGTCATTGTCGGAGGTGCAGACCACGGCGTCAACCCAATCGATCTTAGTTTCTTCTGCCAATTGACCGCGCTAGGAAATAAGTCAGCGCCTTTTGACGACAACCGTGAAGGATTCGTGATGGGGTCGGGAGCTGGTGTTCTGATTCTAGAGTCGGAGGAAAAGGCTAAAGCACGAGGTGCAACCATACATGCATACTTATATCCAGCTGGAAACGCTTCCGATGCGCATGATAGAACCTCCCCATCAGGAGAGGGCGCAATAACGGCTATGAAGAAAGCAATCAGCAATGCTGGTGGCCCTAACATCGATTTCGTCAATGCGCATGGTACTAGCACGCCAGCTGGCGATGAGGTTGAATATAATGCAATATTGTATACGCTAGGGGATGTGCCAATCTATAGCAACAAAGGCAAGATCGGCCATACTATGGCAGCTGCTGGTGTTATTGAAACAATCTATAGTATTGAGGCGATGAAGCGAAGTGTCATTCCACATACCCATAACCTTCAAACATCGTCGTTCGATATAAATAATAATCTAATTAAAACGCCAACAAACTACACAAAGCAGACAGCATATACTCTGAACAACTCGTTTGGGTTTGGTGGCAAATGTTCCTCGATGGTGATTGAATATGAAAATTGAATACAAAGAACGCAATGGACGCGTGATGGCGCTGGCCAGAATACAGGACAAGGTGTTTGTCCATGTAGATGGTGATAAGGATTCTGCAGAAAAGGGGCTGATGGATAAAATCGCAAATCCGAAGTTTGCGTTGTATGATATGGCAGCTCCCACGACACACCATAATTCCTCAGTGAGGACTAGAGCATGAACCAAGTAAAAGACGTCGTTGGGTATAAGTGGGATGCATGGCAAATCCGTGCCGACTGGTACAATAAGGTACTTCCACACCTCACACGCAATTCGATTATACCTGCAGTATTTGCAGAAAATCCTGACGAGGAAATGTTTACCTACGTCCGCCGAACAAAGATCAATCCTATCTTAGAAGGAACGATATTTGAAGATATTCTCATGCGTGTCCCTTTCAATTTGAATAGAGCTGTATTCATATACATTCCGGAAGGGATGTGCCTACGACACCACACAGACCCTGATGACAAGTATCATATATCGGTGATTGAGAATCCTGGCTCTTTCTACTACGATTATGATCGTCGCACTGGTGTTCATTTACCAGCCGATGGCCAATTGAGAAAGATAAACTCTTCTGAATGCCATCACACAGCTATCAATGGTGGTGTCGAGCCACGGATCCATTTGGTGATGACTGAGCACGAATGCGACGTGCCGAATCCTTCACAGACGTTCGTATCAAAGCTGTCGTACGACTACTCGGATTGCAATTGTATGGGTTTGTTTACAGGCAAAAGGGATATAGCATCGACGATAGAGCAAAACTTTACAATGTCGTTAACACAGGCAATGTATCGTACTAAGAAAGTGCACAAACTTCATGCGACCAATGAACACAACGCACGGTCTTATGAAATACACTGGGCCGATCACCAGACGATGTGTGATATGATCAACTCAGACATCCACTGGCAAACCGAAGAAGCACTCAAAGTATTTGGCATTAAACTGACACACACGCCGTTATGATGCATTATGGAAAATACATCCAGCAAACACTATTCTTAGTATCTGCTGGAATCACAACCTACGCTTGTATTTTCATGCCGTCGTTGTATGTGTATGGGTGGTTGGTGTATGGTATATGGCTAGTGGGAATAATCGCTGCTGCTTTTTATCATAGATGCTTGAGCCATGGTGCGTGGAAGTGTCCGCGGTGGCTCCAGATATTTTTAACGATCGTTGCAGCAGGTCATGCATTTACACCAGCAATATCGTGGGTATCGATTCATAGAAAGCATCATCGATTTTCAGATACAGCTGAGGATCCACATGGACCACAAGTTGGGTTTATCAAGAATGCATTGATATCCTTCTACAACACCGACCTCAAGTATGCTGGTCGGCTTTGGAAGGATCGATTGTATACTTTGCAGTTAGAATACTACTTTACAATTGTTATTGTATATTTCGTATTGTGGTCGTGGTTGTTTGGACCGCTGTCGTGGTTCATTATCAATGGCGTAGTGTATTTGCTACAAGCGACAATCAACTATATTGCCCACGATGGATATAAACCAATCAATCTATCGCATGCCCATGCATTGTTGTTTAGCGCCGAGACATATCACGCTACCCACCACAAATACCCAAATGAGGCACGGACTGGGTTAGTCGATATTCCCTATTTGACATTTATCCGGGTATTTGATCCTGAAACCGCGAAACGTATTCCTCGGTGGTTAGACGAGGACGAGCGAGGAGACTAACGTCCCCCATGTAATTGACATACTTCCATGCTGTCGGTTTTTGTTCGTTCCGCCCTATGCGGTAGAGGTGTTCTCCGCCAAACGTCCACAGCTCTGGGTGATCTAGACTCGACTTAAAGAATTTCTCCAAGCTGCTCTGCCCATACAATCTACTAAAGAAGAATAGGTTGTATGTTGGAAGATGTGGTGATATTAATGGCCAGACATTGCTGTAATAATTTACAGTCTCATGCAACGCTGTGCGAACATTATTTACAGACTTGAATGCCCTGAACTTCTTCAGCGTGTATTGTGCTGTATAACATCTCAATACTCCCTCTCCAAAGCTACTGCCATTCATAGTAAAGAATTGCATCGGCTCACCCTTATAGCATAGCACGTTACACATTGTGTATTTTTCAGCTGGACCTATCTTCAGTCCAGAGTATGACTTATCTTCTTGTGCTGTTGCTCTCTGAATGTAACTCCACGTCTCGTTGGGTTCATCAGCAAACACGTGTGTGAAATCGCCACGCTCTACTTCGATAATCATAGATCGCTCTTCATCCAATCAGCATAATTCTTTTGTGGAATAGTTACGCCATCCACCATCCAAAAATGCATTATTTTTCCACTACAAGATTTATAGCAAGGGGCATTTGTTACATCTTCTGGCCTGTCCCATGCCTGCTTGATACCATGGAACAACGGCGTATCGATCGCGTCCTTAATGCCAATACTATCTAGATTTGGCGTGTGGATCTTATCAACAGCTGCCTTGAATGCAGGTTTCGTCTCATATCCTGATCCATACCAGCAGCACGGATGTACACGTCCTCGTGCATCTATGTAAATCTCTTTTCTCTTTTCAGCAGCACAAATAGGCTTATCCAAATTCACCAGCAAATCGCTGACATTAAATTCAGGCGACGTTGTTGGGTATATTTGCTTCATCGTTCCCGTCTTCTGATCTTTGTATGGGAATGGCTTCATTTTATGTTCGAACCGTGAGCTAATCTTAACAGCAAATTTATAGAACCCCATAGTCTTGGCCAGCTCCTCTGCCTCCTCGACCTGATGTTCGTTATGCATGAATGGAATGAATGCCCACACTACCTGCGCGCCAGTAGATATTGCAGCCTTTGCATTCTTCATTACGTTAGAGAAATTGACATCAGCTCTGTATATGTGGTTTGTATCTTCCATTCCGTCGATGTGGAAGATGATGTAGCTGTTCGGTCTGTCTATGTAGAATTTGCCTAACTGCTTCCAGAACGTCGTTGTTCTTATTCCACCATTGGTGTCGAACGTAAGTCCTATATTTGGATTGCATTCGATGATATATTCATGTATGCGTATACAATCCTTAGCCACAGCAGGATCGCCAAAGTTTCCGCAGAATTTAATTTTCTTCAACCCTGCAATAAAGGTAGTATCAAAATATCGCTTGAACTGCTCCAAAGTTATTTCAGCAGGGTTGTCTTCGACCGTAGAATTGTTGGTGCGCGAGCATTGAGGACACCGAGCGTTACATTTATTAGTAAGCTCGACGTGCATCGATTCAATTCCATCACGATAAATATACATACGTTCCTCAACACATTATAATATGAAAAATTGTTATGTCTGCCTGAAGTGGGGCCAGAAGTATTCGGCCGATTACGTCAATAAACTAGCATCGATGATTCGTCGATGGGGCAATCCACATACCCCTATTTATTGCTACACGGATGATCCAACTGGTATCGACCAATCGATTCACATCCTTCCAATTGAACCAGAATATGACTACGAAAAGTGGTGGTTCAAGATACCACTGCTCAATCATCCAACATTAAAGCAGTTCGATACTAAGATTCTATTTGACTTGGATGTGGTTATTCATGGCGACATTGAGCGTTTGTTTGAAAAGGCATCCGACAATCTGACAATCTGCATGGCTTATTGGAAGGACCCATCGATACTCAAAGACATACAAGAGCGCAATACGATGTACAACTCTAGTGTGATGATATGGAAAGATGCATCATACATATACGAATACTTCATCCAAGACCCAGAAAAATACATGGCTGTGTATAAGGGAGTCGACAGGTTTCTTTGGCATGAGGGCATCAAGGTCGACACACTTCCAATGGGAATAGTATACTCATATCGCAAGGGTGCAAATTTGTGTGACCAAGTTCAAGCCAAGTACCGACCAACATATGATGTTTGTTTATTTCATGGCCAAACGAAACAGGTCGATGTAGTGGATGAGTGGGTGGTGAAGCTATGGCAATAAAAATATTGATTATGGGTCTTCCTGGAGCTGGAAAAACTACACTAGCCGCGGCATTGAACGAGCAATTGTGTGACCATAGGTATACTACCACGTGGTTGAATGCTGACATCATACGCAAGCAATATGATGATTGGGATTTCAGCGATGAAGGCCGCATAAGACAGTCGGTCCGTATGCATAACCTAGCTGAGCAAGCAATTACTGATTACGTGATTGCTGACTTTGTGGCAGCGCTGCCAATCCAAAGAGATAATTTCAAGGCCGACTACACAGTATGGGTCGACACAATTGACCAGAGCATACACGAAGATACTAACAAAGCATTCGTTAAGCCGAAGGCAGTCGATTTCCATATCACTGAGAAAAATGCCGTGCATTGGGCTCAGTATATTTTTAACCACATCATGGAGTAAGAACAATGTCAGTACTATCGCTCGGCATACTATATGTACACATTCCAAAGACTGGCGGAAGTAGCGTCGCTCAGTGGATGATTAAGAATACACCAGTAACCGAACACTTTAAGATGAACCATCCGAATATTGGCACGCTTAGAGCGTCATGTGATGGCCGTGTTGATCATGCATTTACAGTAGTGCGTAATCCTTGGGCAAGAGCAGTTAGCTTTTACACATACCACAAAAAACGCTTCGAGACGGGCATATCGACGGTTGACGGCTACACTGATTTTCCTTCATTCGATGACTTCATATTCAACTACATCGATGGAGACCTAAACGACAAATCGTATGCTGTGAATGGACGACAAGTCAATCTAGATTATTGGTTTAGAATGTCAACACCACAAGTAGACTGGATAGACGATTCTGTCGATACGATACTGAGGACTGAAAGCTTGGATAGTGATTTTAAAACTGTCCAAGATATGTTTGGTTGCTATGCTCCATTGGGTATGGTCAGACAGTCATCCACCGACGACTACAAAACATACTATACAACCGATACGAAAAACAAAGTTACAACGTACTACCAAAAAGACATAGACACATTTAAATATACATTTTAATATGACGCCGATGTATGTAATCTGCACTGGACCAAACTATACCCCAGAGCATGTAAGAAGATTTGAGCGACAGCTCAAAGATCACGTCAATATTGATTTCAAAATACACTGCTATACTTCATACGACAGGTCATCATATGATGCGTCGATCGAAGTAATACCTATCGAAAATGATGATGGGAGACGTCAGTGGTATAAGATGGATGTGTTTAGGATGGCACCAAAAGGCGATGTCGTCTTTGTATCAGATATAGACTGGACGTTCGTTGGTGATGTAACTGATATATTCAATCAGGAAGTAAAATCAAACGAGTTGATAGCTCCATATCGCTGGTGGACTCGCTATAAAGGAAAAGGCTTTACCATTAACGGTGGCCTCTATAAGTTCATCGGGGGCGATCATCAATATGTCCCTGATACGTTTTACGATCGTCCGCAATACTGGATGCAGCATTATATTCTCGACCGACGATTGGCGCATCCCCCTGTTAACGGCGAGCAAAATTTCGTAGACGAAACGATTAGAAAGAATACTGGTATATTAAAGTACTTCGAGCCCCGAGATGCAATAGGCAGAATGCCCAGCGATCACCAACATGCCGTTGAATATAATGAATTGTATTTACTGAACTATGGTCACGACTACTTTCATGTAGGTGAATTCAACGATCGCATTAGAATGATTCAGAGTGTTTTGTAAGTAGTGGGGTCTAGCTTATCAGCTGTTTCAAATGCTAGTTTGCGTTCCTTACAGTTGGTGCACGTACCACAATGTGTTGGTATGTTCTTGGCGCACGAACGTGTGAGTGGAATCCACTTCTCATACCCCAACTGGTAATAAAGATCGACGATTTGCGCCTTAGACATATTCAAGAAGGGCATTGATACTAATCCTAGTTCTGCGACCTTATCCAACACTGCTTTCTTGTGTTCTGGATCTGCTAGTCTCCCATATACAACCTCATTGATACCAAGATACAGCACGTCGATGTCCGGTACTAGCTTGATTGCAGTATGATATGTGTCTTCTCGTAGTCTGTTAACGTATACGGAATTTGTCGGCGACTCAATGATAAAGTGGTTATCGAAATCCATTTCATCCGCCATCTGCTGAGCATAGTAGTGATAGTGCTTTACGCCATCGATGAATGGATCATCAAACGGTGTCTTTTGTGTAAATGCATACACATTGTCCTTGCCATATTTGTCAATGCACAACAGTAGCAATAGAGTCGACTCTAAACCACTTGACCAGAATACTCCGACCTTTTTAGCGTCAATTAGATTGACCATTGTATGGGTCCTTACCAAATATTTCCCTTATACCGTTCGGATCGATGCCTAATTCATCTGCCATGTCTGTCCATAGCATGGGATGAATAATGTAAGCCCAGTTTAATCTATTGCAATTAGTATGGGCTGCGTGCCATAACGGAGCTCCCTCTACGACATCATAGTATCCTACTTTACAGCTCCATCCCTTCTTATCGGGCATGATTACTAGCTCGCCAGTTTGAGGATGTATGTACCTAAAATCACCTTCGCCGGTTTCGCTATACGTAAACAAGATATTATAACCAGGTGCATTTGCGTTGTTATGCCATCCGATATATCCACCAGGAGGGTAGTACATCTTCAAAGCATTACTACGGCTACCAGTAAAACTCATCAGTGCTTTGTCAAGCTGCTGCACACGATTGAGGTATATGTTTGTATCATACACACCAACATCTTTGAAATCTGCACCATAACATTCTTCTGGATACCCAACATTGTCTGGCCTTGCCTTCATCAACTCAAGATACTCATTGCTAACAGCATACTGAGTATCTAAGTTCTTTGGCTTTGGAGTTATTGTGTCTTGTAGTGACTGGCTAAAGAACCAATCGCTAAAGTCATACAGCTGATCAGATAATTGTTTGGGAAGCTTGTTAGCGAATATCATAATTTAATAGTGTAGTGCTCAATAATCGGAGGTTTGCCGTTCAGTTCCTCTTTATGATACCCAGTTACGAAATTCCATCGAGCATCTTCTTCGAAGAATCCTAGCTTCAGTCCATGGTCTGTATGCTTGATAAGATAGAATAGGTAGAACTGATCCCACTCTTTCATTCTTGCTGGATATTCAGGATACGTCGCTGCAAATACATCCTGATATCTTGTGGTCGACCATAGTATCCACCACTGCTCCATAAACTTTATCGTCGAAGGCTTATTGTTATATACGAATACTCCGCCATGCCGAATGTATTCTGGATCTTCAATGAAGCCTTTTCGGTTGGAGTTATATGGACGGATCTTAGTGAATATCAGATCATCGTCTTTTAGTTGGTCAAATATGTTAGCTATCTCTGGAGACACGACCACAGTGTCTGCATCAAGATAAGCCGTAATCGTATATGGTGTCCTACTCAAGGCCCACAACTTAGCTCTACGGTCATTAGGAACGCCGTCTGTAACAACATCAGTAAACGCATCGAGATCTGCACCATCTAGCAACTCTGCTGGCGCATATAGAGTTATATTAGCTGCAGGGAAATGCTCGCGTATGGACTCTGCTAGAATGACAGCAGACAGTACATACTTCTTGTGTACAGACGCTATTACTACAAAGCCATTACTCGGCTGCTGGCTCTTCATCTGCAGGCTCACCACTCATCATTATCAATGCTGCAACAATAGCAACAACTTCAACGGTCGTAGTTGCTTTGCGAATTTTTGCCTTCCATGCCTTGGACGCTGCTTGTACAAGTGGGTGCTCGAATGCTTCGATCTTGGCGTTAAAGAGAACATTAGCACGCTTTTGCTCTGCTCTATCTGAACTTTGAGCGACATTCTTCTCACGTGCGACTGCCTGTTCGGCACGGACGTTCTCTGTATTAGTTTCCGTATCTTCGTGCGAGCTGTGTTGTAGGAACACTTGGTAGTCTTCGTTGGATTCGTCTACAGGAAACGATACGACATTGGAGCTCCCATCATCATACACGAAGCGAGCCATGATGCGATCTTTTGTCGAGACGTCCTGCCAAATTGGATTTTCAATTGCTTGTATTGTTTTCATTTATTAACTCCTGCGGACCCATAATGCAACGGAACCGACTGTCTCTGTTGTATTTCCTACTGTCAGGCCTGTGTAGTAACCTGTATAGTTGCCTGTATAATACCCAGTATAATAACCAGTGTAGTAGCCAGTATAATCATTGTGCGAGCTACCATACCATGTACTGTATGTGCCAGAATACGTACCAGCATATGTACCGGTGTAGGATCCGGTATACGTGCCAGTATATGCGACGTTGCCTGCTGTTTGTTGAGTGTCGGTGTACGAACCGCCCATCTGAGCCCAGCTGCCGTAGCTAGGAGCTGTTGCTTGTATAGCGTATGTACCTCGCCCAGTGCTAATTATACGGTTACGCAGACGTTGAACCAACAGTTTGATTGTTGTTTGATCAATTTCGCGGAGTGAGCTGCTACTATTCCACTTGATTGGGTAAAGTGTAGTTGGCGTAGCCAAGTTCGTCAGCTGCCACACATACGTCGTTCCTACATTGGAACCAGTGTATGCATAGTCGTTGATACTGAACACTTGCGTCCACGTGGCTCCAGCTACATGGCTCGGAGTAGTGGAGCTGATGTAGTAAGAACCAAGTCCACCATTGGTCATTGTTGTGATCGCCGGATCGATAATATACGTGTTGATATCATCATCAGACATTTCCTGCAAAGCAGACAAAGTTGTTGACCATCCAATAGGACGCGTGAACGTCTCGCTTATCGTTCCGGTTAATTGTGCAACGGTAATTGTCGATGATGACAAATATCCGGCGGTACCATCATGTGTGCCTGGAGCCGATGTGCGGTACACATCAACAAAGCTACCTATATTACTAGCGCCGCCTTGAGGGCTTACCAGGCTTCCAGTGCTGCTACTAGAAGCAAACTCCTTGAGCACATGAAAGCTAATAGCATTGTATATGTCGGCGTTGGACATCTCCTTCAAGGAAATGCTACCCGCATCATATGCATCAATCTTTAACGGTCTACCCATATATCACCAATTACATTGAAAATAGCTGAGTGCCATTTACATCATATACTTTTAAAATAGTACGACCATCATAGGTCGATTTGAATGCAGCAACGTTTACACCATCAATACCAGTATTGCCTACAGTAGTAATGCCACTGGCAGTGATGTATCCATTTACTTGAAGGTTAGCTGTCGCTATGACGAACTTAGTGCCGTCATATTGCATATATCGTGTTGCGGTGTTGCCGAAGTACAATATACCTTGAGTATTGTTTGCTGCGTTATATAATGTAACGTTAGCTGTAGCAACAACGTTACCATTTAATGTTGTTGTCGTGCCAACATACAACGCTTGAGAAACGTTAGCGCTTCCTGACACAGTTAATGCAGCATCAGCCGTTGCAGTGTTGATACCAACGCGGCCTGTAGATACGACTGTAAGCGACGTGCCTTTGACATATAGATTGGAAGCGACGTTAGCAGTCGTTCCGTTGATTGTCAGGGTAGTAGTATTAGCAAGAGTAGCAGTTGCTTGTAGGTTAAGGTATGTGGTTGCAGCGCTTAGGTTGGCACCAGTAAAATGTGCGTTCGATGAAATGATGAGGTTGGCGGACGAAGTAACACCACCGCCTCTCAACTCTCCAACTGCAACCATCGTCTGAGCTGCAAAGATGCCATTAACGAAGGCGTTTGCGCTATTCTGTCCACCAACTGAGTTAGCTGCTGTCGTAAGGACAACAGTAGACATAGCATCAGCGATCTGATTCGTTTTATCTACCCAAGACTGAAACGTGTCAGATGTTGGGTTTACGTTAGCTATTAGTAGAGGCATGTTTAATCAATTGTCCTAATAATTGTTTTATTTCGCTGATGTCATTCTTCAAATCGCTGACTTCATCAGCGAGAGCGTCGATCGTGCGTGACTTATCTCGCTGTTGTTTGTAGAGCATGTACGCGGTAGTATTTGTATTTATTACCGCGTGACTCTCTGTATCACGCGCAAAGTTAGTATCGGTAGTTTGTAATATCATACCGATACTGCGAGTGCACGAACGTCATTGACTGTTGGTACCAAGTATGAGTATGGAGATCTCAATACAATCTTGATAGCCAAATACTTATACGTATCATATGCCGCACCAGTTAGACCGTGGTAGCGTACAATGTAGCTATTACGGCAGTATTTAAACGCAGCTTTCGGCTGAGTGACTTTCTCAATTGTACAGCCAGTCGATGTGAATGAAACATCTGTCGTTGTTGTGATTGTGCTGCTGTTAGCAGAAGCTACGCGCAGCATATCATAGTCAGTCAGTGTATTTGATTTGACGACCTTGATGAAATCGCCAGCAGCCAAGTACGTATCGAACGCTGTACCAATACCCGTGATTGTGGTGTTAGTGTATGTTTGAGCTACACCACTTAGTTGCAACGAAGGTGCAGTTTGTGGGAATGTGTACTCATACTCACGATAGTCTTGATCATTCAACGAATCACTGTACATATATGGAGATGTTGATTGCTCAAGCAATGTCCAATCCTTATCCTCGAACAGTTCGCCATCGCTGAAGTTCAACACCTTAGCATAAACGTCGATGTTGGTACCTGTTGGCTTGTATGCTGTCAAGAACACTTTAACGTCTTCCGCATCCATACCTTCTGTCAGCGCAAGACGCTTAGAGATATACTTGCTCAATGCGCTACCATAACGTGTTGTTTCGTTTGTGGTAGAGTCGTTGATCAAGTTGCGTGTAGTGATTACGCTGATAGGGTTGACGTCGAGTACGGGAGATGTGTCTGTTGAAGACGTGCTGTAGCTCATCGATACAGAGAATGACTTATTGACAACAGAACCAACGATCTCGTTACTACGACTCTTAATCATAGCGCTATCATTGAACGTCAATTTGTTCAACATTCCAAGTTCATACAACTTCGTATCAGTAGCACCTGTATTTTGCAGTGTGAATGTCGACGTCAACGACAACGATGTTCCAGGAGTCACGATCGTGCTGAAGAATGGTTTGAAGAAGTTGACACTAATGTTATTGATACCAGTAACTTCAGCCGTAGCTTGTGTAGTATCGCCAACAATCGTTCCACGATATGTGCTATTCGAAGTAAAGAACTTGAATGTGTCGTTTGCGGACGAGGAGTTGTTGATGTAGATGATGTTGTTGCCATAATCGTATGTGTCAACAGTACCTGCTACGACTTTTTGGATCGTAGCTTGAACAGTAGCAGACGTGGTAGTCGATGCAGACTTGTTCAATGTGATTGTAGACGAGTTAGCAGCCAATACCTTTGCTACCTGGAATACAGGAGAGATACGGTATTGCTGTGTGCTTGTCGTGTTGCCGACGATCGGAGCATCGATAATCATCATCGAGCTGTTTGTAACAGATACAACTTGACGGATTTCACCGTTTGCCGAGCTACCGAGCTTGATGAAGCTGCCGTTGCTGTAATCTGTATTGAACGATGTTGTTTGGCCAGCAGCGTTCGTTACGATTGTCGAGCTGACAGTAACATTACCAGTACTTACTGTTTGGTTATTACCATAGATGATCAATACGTTATCGCCAGCAGCAAGCGACGATGTCATGTTGGTGCTAGTACCAATCACGTTAGTCGCCGTTGATGTCATAAGCGTTGTATTCAGATAGTTGCTTGGGTGGAGCTGAGCAATAGCTTCGCCACCACGAACAGTACCAGATGCAGCATTGATTGATAAGAATTCATAGTCGCCGTTGTTGAGAACAGCAGTACCATTAGTGCTTTGGAATACAGCACGTTTGATAGTGAACTTCAAATCCTCGTCTTGAACAGGTGTCCATACAGAACCAGACGTCGAATAGAACAGAGTTCCAAGACCCCAGTTTTGGTTGACTGTCAAGCTAGGATTTGTCAAGTCTTTGTAACCAACGCGAGCAGTGTAGATGCGGTATTCTGGTGTGTTAGCATCAGGATACAATACGATAGCGTAATCGCTATTTGCTCTTAGGTATACTGGAGTTACAAATTCAAACGTTGTAGCAGCCGTTGCGTTGTTACTGACTGATACTTGACTGCTTGTCTTGTATACACGTGAGAACGGAACAATAACAGATGCCGGAACACCATTCACTGTTTCACGGAGCTCTAGTGTAACACCTTGTGAAACATCTTTTGCCTTGAAGAACACATCAACGCTTGTAACAAAAATGCCATCAGTTTGATCGCCAGTCGACTGCACCTTGAATGTCTGTGCTAGTGGGTCTGGGTTAGGTAACTGAACATGGAAATCAGTATGATCGTTGCGATAGTATGTTGCAGACAAGTAGTTTGTTGCAGAGAAACCGCTTCCGCCAGCCACGTCGATAGTCTTAGTAGAGATCGATAGATTTGTTCTGTTTCCAGAGAATGCATATGCAGTAAACTTACCGAGGCCACGCGACGTTGCAGTAGCTTCTGATACGACATTATCAACGTCCATCAATACAACAGAGCGCTCACCGACGAAGTATGTCGACTTTGGAAGGTCGATATAGCCAGCAATCACGCCAGAACTATTAGCCACTAACGGAGAACCGATTGTTCCTGTTGCGACGAATGATGTTGGTAGCAATTGTGATAATGTCAGATCAACTTGAGCAGGAGCTGCTCTGTCGGAGATCTGCACGCCATCAAAGTATACCCAGTGACGTGCGCCTGGACGTAGGCCGGTGCTCACGAAATGGATGCGTTGATCACGAATGTATTGTTGCAGCTCCAAACTATTCAAGATATCAACTGTCGTTGCGTTTGAAGTTGTAACGCCACCAGACAATGTTACCTTAGTATCATTGAGAGCAGTGTTGACGTCTTGTCTCCATGTTTGAGTCAATCCAGATTGGCTGATCAAATATGAACTTCCAGCATTAACAGAGCCGAGTACGTTGGTGTTAACTTTCAATTGTGAAAGAGCTGCAGACGTAGCTTGTGCAAGGCTGTTCAGCGGAGAAGCCAAGTCGATGACGACAGATACGGACGTATTTGCAATATCGTAGTAGCTGTCAAATGAAGGAACTGTTGTCAAGTTACCAACATATCTCCAATACTGGTCAACGAGCGTACGCTCCTTGGTAGCAGTAGGCTGACTCAACATGATCGTCGTATTGCTGTAATTGAGCAATACGTGGTCGCCGTGTCTGCTGACATTCGAGCTTGCTGCTTCGTTGAATTGAAGGTCGACGCGAGCATCTGAGAAGTATGGACGTGCAATGCCACTAACTGTATCAATCAAGATCTTGTACTCAGGATCTTGAAGGTTAGATACGTTATAATCAGTCATTGGATCTACAAAGAACCCGTTCTTGAAGCGCTCAATCGAAGAGTTTGCTTCACCTGGCAGCACCATTTGCTTGGTGCTGGTTTCCAATGTGTTCAATAGAGTATAGTATTCCAAACGGCTGATACGTCCTTCGATGTCGGAAATATCCTTCATCGTGTATCTACGGTTTTGTTGTGGAAGCACATATACGCCAAGGTCTGGGCGGCCACTATCGGCAGCGTCTTTGGCAGATAGACTTGGATATGGTGGTACGTTGACAACACCGATCGTCATACATCCTTCTGGTTCCACTGGAACAGATGGAGAGTTGGACGGAGTACCTTCAACGATACGGATAGAACCAACCTTGTCGATGATAATTCTGTCACGGCGGGCAAGATATGATGTTACCGAGCCAGTGAACGATCTTGTTGGTGAAGGGAACTTCTTATCTGTAGCAGCGAACGTCACCGTGCTGCTTGGATCGATTGTTGCAGTAGCAGCATCGGTGGCCATAACAGCTGTGTTTGAACAGATAGGACGGAAGTCAATCACGTTACGAAGATCGTATGCCTTACCAGTCTTTGGTGATACAAACACAGGGATGTCCTGAGTTCTGATCTTGTTGCTTGGCAATGGGTTGGTTGTGTCGTCGATCGAACCACTATATGATTCTGTAGAGATGTATGTACCAACGCCGTGCGTCATCGCCTTAACGACGACCAACAGGTTCTTGTTCGTCAGCGAAATAGAAGCACCTGGGCGAATCTTCAATGTAGATAGGCCGTAGAAGTTGTCTGTCTGTCCACTGTCGATTACAAAACTGTCACGGTAGTTTGTCGTAGATGTGTTAGCGTATGATGTGCCTGTGCCAACATATACGCCGACCAAATCTACTACGTCAGGAATACCTAAGCTCCATGGACCACGTGTTGATGTAGTAGTCGCTGTATTAGAAATCTTTACATAATATGTGTTAGCTGTCTTAACACGAACAGCAGGAGAGTCGAACTCGGCATCGTGGTAGACTGTAGCGCCAGCAGTCGCCGTAATTGGGTGACCCAAAGAGACTGTAATCGCACTACGTGTAGAATCAGTAGCGATTGTACGACCGGTTGGTGCAAAATCGATAGGCACGTTAGCTGGATATGTGGTGTGGTGAGCGTTGCCTGTCCACGAAGCACCCCAGTTTGTAGACACCTGTATCGATGTGTTGGAGATGATGCGCGTAATCAGTGCAGTGTTGCCAGATACGCTGGTATTACCGACTTTGATATATTGACCAACAGTATATTCTGTAGTAAACAACGTACCAGTGCCCGTCACAGTGTTAGCGCCAGACGTGACTGTAACAGTACCACTATTATTCGATGACTTAGTCATCGCGCTGCTTGGGATAACGATGAAATCGCGCTCTTGAATAGTATTCAGCGTAGAGCTAGCTTCGTATGGGAACTGAACGCCACTACCCAACGAGATACTCAAGTCACCAGACAACGTAAACGAACCTGTGTTGTTCGATGTACGATCGATTACAACTTCGTTGTCGAGCTGTTGGACGGCAAATGTACCAGTTTCAAATATCAAACGATCAAAATCGGCATCATATTGCACTGCATAGCCGAGTGCCGAATCCCAAATAATGTCTGCAACACCTGTGCTGTTATACAATACAGTACGTACATCTTTGAAGGCATATCCTGGCGACATTTGTACGTCGAACAGGTACATACGATATGTACACTCTGCAGATCCTGGGGTTCCAGAATCGTATGCCAATGAACGCACACGAGCTGTGCCGATTTGGACGCCTCCAGACGGTGCTCCAATGCCATTGCCAGCGCTGATTGCGAGACGGCCGAGTGGGGCAGATGGGTCATTGTACAGAGTGACGGTAGATGCATTCTTTACATCAAAGTTGCCCATCAGTTCTTTCACCAACACATAGCCGCCATAGTTGGTAGCGATGGTTTGTGTTGTATCTGTTGCTGTATCTGTAGCCTTGCGGATAGGGTAGCGTGTGTTGTTCATAATCTCAACACGACCGCCTTCAACGTAGCCAACACCAGCACCAACAACCATACTTAGATGAGTTGTGTTGCTTGCGATTGATTCAGAATACAATGTAAATGGGTTAACGACGTAGTTACCTGACTCTTCATATGTACGACGAGCCAACTCTTTGTTGATCGAGTTGTATTGTGTAAATGTGCGGTCCTTTATGACGCGACCATCTTGGTATTCATATAACGTCAAGAATTCGTTATTGCTTGCCGCATTAGCTACAGACAATGCGACTAGGTTAGCTGTCAACTTGAGACGGTCTGCGCCTGGAGCTGTATAGTTAGTGGTGCCACCAGCATTGTCAAGCAATGTTTGATCAGAGTTGCTGTTAACAACAGCTTCGCTAGTAACGAAACCAACTGCAACGTTATTAGGTGTCGTATCATATTTCGAAAGAATCGTTTCATGTGCAGCGACGCGGATGAAGTGACCTTTTTGGTATATAACACCATCGGACGTCTTGATAGCAGTACCGCGGCCAACTGGTGCAGTATATACGCTATTAGCAACCTGCACTTGAGCAAGGTAGTTGACCACGTTCAATACAGCGCCAGCACCATTCGTAGACGTGATGGTGATGTCTGGAATCGTAGTGTAGCCGATTCCTCGCTCAACGACATTCACACTACGGATTGTACCGTTAGCATACGTGATAATTTGAGCACTTGCACCGGATCCAGTATTGCTTACGAACCCAACAACGTCGCTGTTAGAGTACAACGTACCGCCATCAACAACGCTGATAGATTCGACGCGATAATCGCGGTGGTAGGAAGTGAGAACGGAGTTGTTGCTATATGTCTTTTCGCCATTGATACCAGTGTTCAAGTACTTCAAGTACAATGTGTTCAAGTCTGGATCGAGCTGCTGGCCGCCTTGTGCATAGTTGACGGTCAGTGCATGCAGATTACTTGTCGATTCGACGACGTAGGTATTGACGAGCGCCGAGATTGAATAGTTATCACCACTCGGTTGCAAATCGAACAACTTTACATAGTGATACTCAGAATCAGTGATCAAGGAACATCCCTTGATGATAGTGCCTGTTTGATATATGTTATCACCAAAGCGCTCGATCTGGTTTTGCAAGATTGTTTGCAGTTGAGTCAACTCGCGCGCTTGTACAGCCACCGATGGCTTAAACAATACTCTATGATAGTTGCTTTCTTCGTTGTAGTCGTCGAAGTAAGGCGATTGTCTTAGAGTTGTCGACTGTTTGTCTAATGGCATTTAGCTTTTCCTTAGAATTCTATAATAGCTTTGATTGATTCTGTTTGACCTGATGCTTTATTTATCGGCGAAAAATTCTCCATGTACATAATATCGCCGGATCCGTAAATAATATCTGCAGGTATCACACTATCAATCGGTGCTGATGAGCCAGTTACTGGGCTCGAAATGTCTGTTCCTATATTACCTTGCAATTGTGTCAGCCATACTTGTGATGTGTTTGCAAAGTATACAATTGCGTTCGATGTTGCTGTATTGCCAGTCAATGTTACTGTTTCATTCGCAACGAATGAACCTGAAAGTGATGAGATGTTCAATTTTGTAAGTTGGCATGCATAGCTGACGTTAGCAACTAAGTTTGCGCTTCCGTTATTGCGGACTGCCAAAACTTCAGCTGTTGTAGTAGAGCTGCCACCGACAATGTAATTCACACTAGAGTTACCAGTACGGAAATGGCGGGTTACGTTGGTAAGAGTCAATGTGTTGGCAGATAGCGTTACGACCTTACCGGTAGCATTCGTTGTCGGTTGAGTTATTGTCTCACCGACAATAAACGACCCAGTTGCACTAGTATACGACAATTGGATGTTGGCCATCATCGGGTTGGACAAAATACCAATCGAACGGAATTCATTTGTATCCAACACTTTGTTATTGGCTTCAATGTCAGCGCTATTGAATGTCGTGGTGATACACAAATATCTACCGCCGAGCTCATTAACAGGGTCATACCCATGGCCGCCTTTCGGGCCAATGATCGCTTCTGCTGTAGCGGTATTACTTACGCCGCCTGTGTTACCGGAGAAGTATAAAGATGCTGTTGTGTAACCGCTTCCGCGTTTCGTAATCTCGATTTTGTATACCGAATTAGATGCTGCTGAATTTACTAGGGCACGAGCTTGGAAGTCGCTGCCATTTCCGACGACGATTACGTTTGGAGTAATTTCATACGTCGATGACGTTGATGGTGTCAGATCAAATGGCTGATCGAGGACGACCGTACGTGTAGCTCCCGATACAGTATAACCAGTGACAGTTCTTTGCTGGCCAGCACCAGTGCCGGTTGTAATTTTAATTGCTGATCCGTTGTAGAAGTTGGCATTCGATGAAGCAGACGACTCAATTACATACACCAACGCATTACCGCCGACAGATGTAGCTTGAATTGTACCGCTTGTAAATGCATCGTAGTTTGAACCACCATACGTCACTTGTGCATAGTCGATGGCGCCGGATACTGCATTGCCGACGACTGCTGCATTTGCAAATACTGGAATAAAGTCGTCAGAAGCGAATTTTGCAAACGTAGCATTTGGAATAGTGTACATATACTTCCATTGATATCCATCAGAAGTTTCGTAAATATCATCAGCAGGTGATGTAGATGTAGCATCGGGAGCGACAGTCGACACTGTGCTGTTGTTACTCAAACACTTAAATACATCATGTCCACTTCCTGAGTCTACAGATACGTAGAATGTATTACCATACAAACTACCTGAATCGTGCCTATACGCTTTATATCCAACGCCCGATTGCCAGTCGTTTCGTGGAATCATAGGCGACATATCAGTCGTTGCAATCGATTTCGCAACGATCATAGAATCATATGCACCTGTGTACATTTCCGACACCCGATCGAGAGGCTCAGGAGGATTTTGGTCGTCAGCAAATGGCTGCGACTTACCAAGGAACATATAAAAGATCGGATTAGATGTGATGATTCTGCCAACCATCGCAGTTCTAAATTTAGTGGTGAATATTTTTGCCATGTTATATAAACAAAATGTTTGTGCTGCTGATTGTACCAGTAGCTGATGAGTTGGCTCCTACGACGCTACCAGAAGCAGTAAACTGACCTTCTACGTCGACGAGCTGTAGGGTATTTAGTGCACCATTAAACGATTTGACTCGCCCTGTAGCTTGTCCCGCTTGACTGACTATCTCGTTAGCAACGTACGTGCCTGTTACGCCTGTCAACGTCAATGTATTGATTCTGCTATACGTTGCGTTTGCTGCAGCTACAGGTTTACTCGATAGTGTAATGCCAACGAACTTATTGAACATCTTAGTGCCGACGACGTGAGTAAGGCTCTTAACGACACTTTCATACTTTTCACGGCTAAGTCCAGTTTGAATCTCATATGAGTATTCTTGATAATATTCATTATCTTGAATTCTTTTTGTACTATCGAGTGTGCCTCTATCGCCTCTCCAATATCCTTGCGATGAACCATGCGTTTCTACTCTAGCAACACCAGCAGCCATGATCTGGTTACCAGGAGCGGAGATATCAACAGTTTCACCTTCCTCATAGAGGAAGCCAGAGTCGAGGACTTCGAGTGTGTTAATACGGCCGTCAGAAATGCCTGCTTCAGCATCTACGTTAACGTTGTTGCCAATCACGCCTGACGATGAGTCTTCCTGAATAGTAACGACGTTAGCAGTTGCGCCGGATTCAGCACCATAGATCATCGTCCCACGCACAAAGTCCTTAAACGTCGTCCGTTGCACGTCTACCTGATTATTCGAAGTGCCTACAACTATACCTGTTGTTATGATATTGGTATTTGTAATGCCAACCGACGTTACGTTAGCAGTTGCGCCGGAAACTAGACCAACGATTGTGTTGGATGAATCGAATGTGTTTGCTGTATTTGCGACGAATACACGAATCGTTCCAGCATTGCCTATTACAGACGTTGTGTACAAATCGCCAAAGATTGTGTGACCATCGGCACGCACTTGCTTGATAGTTTCACGAACAGAAAAGTCGAACGTCCCACTTACATTACTAACAGCGACGTTAGCGAGTGGTGTGCTGATACTTTGTGTTACTTGCTCGCCGATTGCGAAAATACCAACCTTATCAACGACACCTAGTGTCAATCGACTTCTCTTACCATAAGACGCAACAATCTGTTCGATTTCAACGACGAACGGCTTGGCGGTGTTATCGAAACCTGGGTTACGTTCAGTCAACGTCAGTACAGATCCGATTGTATATGCATTCTTACTGAAAGCAGATGCAAGTACAGATGATAAGTTGGCAGACGTATTAGCAGCAAACCCATATGTACTTGAATTTAATGGTAACGACAAGAATGTTGTATTAGGAGCTGCGTTTGCGCTCAGTAAGTCTGAGCCCAAGTATACAACTTCTGTATTTCCGATAGCACCGATCTTAAATTGGCCTGGATATCCACTCGATGTTACAGTAACATCGGCAACGGCGCCGTTGTATGGCGAGTACACTCTTGCATAAGATCCACCCTTGAAATCATTGGTGATTTGGAATACACCTACGGCACCTGTATTCGATCCTACGACGTTGGCTGATGCGGATATATCAACAGATCCTGTTTTAGAAGCACCATTATTAGTTTCGCCAATCACAAGTTTTGTGATATTTGTATTAGAGAAGTTGGTGTTATTGAAAGATCTCGTTGTTACCGATACGACGTTAGCAATTGCACCAGAGCTACTTCCTAGTATCAACTGGCCTGATGTAAAGGGACCATAACGATGGTCGATTACAACATACGATGAGTTTGCTTGGATGATGGTTCCAACTGCTGCATTACCGCTGCTATTGGATTGGTATACATCTTCGCCAATTACAAACGACCCTGTAACAGTATTTGCAAACTGCACGCTATCGATGTTTGCCGTGGACGTGGTGTGTGGTGAAATTAACAGTGTACCAGAACCAGCTGCCTGTGATACAGACAACACAAATCCGGTTGCGAGCACATTCGATGTTGTGTTTGTTGTTCCGTAAATCAGATCACCCGCAGCAAAGGTGGTATTTGCTGTGCTAAATGATACGTTCGTTAATGGTTGAACGATAGTAGTAAATTCCGGAAAGCCAGTAACAAATGAATTACTGCTAGAGAAGGACGTCAATGATAGTACGTTCGCTGATACGTACACCTTTTGGCTCGTCCCATAGATGTTAGCATTAAGCGTATATCCATACCCGCCATCAATAAGACGATAGTTAACTTCGCCCGTTCTGTTGCCAACAGACGTAACACGAGCCTTTCCGCGATGCCCACGGCGACTAGAAATAATATCGACAGTCTCTCCTTCGACGAACCCGCTACCAGACGATGTAATATTGACACGTGTGAGCGATCCGACTACTTGCGGAGCATCCTTAATGATGCCGTCTATAGAAACATACTCACCATAGAGGAACGATTGACCCGTATCTTGGTTGGGTTGCACGTTCGAGAGGTATGCCACGTCTACGATTTTGCCGTCGTATGTTTTGCGATCGACGCGCTCGACGAACGCCTTTGCGCCAGACAAGTTTCCTCTAATATCATGGCCCACAAACTGGACTGCTTTATCGCTTACAGAAAGCTCAATGTACTTTGGAACGATCCATACACCATCCGACGTTCTTAGGATATCATCCCCAGGATAGTATACGTCGACGTTCTCATTGAACAGCATGCGAAACACCAGCTCCAGCGATTCAATCGTACCTTTTGTCTGGTATAGGTCGTGTGAGTGTTTGATTAAATTGCGCTGCTCGCCGATGGTTACATTTCTCGCTCCAGCCAAATACTTGTCGGCGAAATGAGGAATGAATTCATCCAACGTGCTATCAATATCTCTATACTGTAGCAGGTTGCGAGAGTGAAAGAGTGGATTGCCTGTTTGCTCAAGCCACTCATAATACGCTTTGACGAAAGCTACAAAATGAGGCCCTTCTTCCCTATAGAAAGAAGGAAATTGTGACTCAATGAGAGGAGATATTTTATCGTGTAGTAATATATTCATTAGCCGCGCTCGCCGATAACTGTAACGTAGATGTCATCATCTTTGATTCTGATGATGTCGTTCTGAGTAGCTGCAATATCCTTGCTGTCTGTAACAGCACGAAGGCGGATAGCGCTTCCTTCATATGCTGTAATATTCAAACCAGCATCAAATACAACTGTTCCTGTTGTATAGTCTACAGTTCCTACATTGACTACTACAGCATGGTCTGCGCCTTCGTCAGCAACTGTAACAATTCTGATGACACCAAAACCATCATCTTCTACTTTACATTGAGCGCCACCATATGTAAAGAACGTCGATGTTATAGAGTGATTATCAACATACGGATGGATATAAGCGCTATTGAGAATCTTCAGCGGGTTGCGGAAGTGTACGGTGAATGGCTCTGTTGAATTGAGAGCAGGATTCAACTCCTTGTATGCGACAACTTCTGTACTATTGCCAATTATGCTGGTAGTCGTGTCATCGATTGCCTTGACGAGCTTAGAGTAGCGACATACAGTACCAAAATCGTTTAAGTTCTGCTCATTAAAGATACGAACCTTTGTAGCGATGGCCGAAATCAGCTCAGCTTCAGAAGAAGTTGTCGTATCGATGTCATATGTTACCGATGTATACACCTCGACGTTTAAGAACTCTGGATCAATGAAGATTGGGTCGATAGTAAGCGGACATCTTGTCTTCAAGAATTTTCTATATTCTTCCTTTTTGGAATCAGACACGCCATCAGACCCAGCGATGTCTGTAGAGATCATAACCTTGCCATAGCGTGGAGGATCAGCTTCTTCGCCACCGAAAACATAGATCGATGTAATCTCTGGATAGTTCAATTGAAGAAGTGTACGGTAGTCTGATGCTGTTACTGCGCGCTCTTGTGTTTGGAAGAAACGAGGAGCATTCTTACGGATCAATTGTGTTGTCTCGTGGACGGCCCCGCCAATTGCATCCTGGACGGTAGTAACGCGGACATTTGTGTGGCCATCGATGGCATCATCGCTAGCAAATACGCTACATCCATTAGGTAGCTCACCATTACCCACCTGATATACAGCTGAAATGACAGCACCATGCTTTGGCAAGCGGCCTTGCGTACCGTTACCGAACACCAACTCATACAAATCATTCTCTGCCGCTTGTACGAAGAATACTTGAGAGTTTCCGTCAATACCTAGGAACGATGAAGCCTGTTGGTAAGTGAGTGTAGTACTGCTGTTATCTTCAGTGACATACACGCGCAGACTTGTTGTGTCGATTGTAGGGTTGGATAGAATGAAGCGTTGGCTTTCTGAAGCTGCATTGAAAACAAACGTGTCAGTTACTAACGAACCTTCATAGATTGCAACGTTGCTGGCTGTAAACACACCATTTGAAGAACTCGTAACCAGCAAATTATCTGGCATCGTGAATGTGTAAGTGTTTGCACCAACCTTACTTGTAAACGATGTCCCACGTGGAATTGTAACTGTAGTAATTCCATTTGGGTTTGTCGGCGCGATAGCAATATCGATGATCGCTTTTGCTGAACGGAATGAGCGTGGAACGTAGTTCAGTTCCTTGGCATGTGATATTACACTAGCTCTGAGTTGAGCTGTATCCAAGAACATCTCACTTGCTACCATGTTAAGATAGAAAGAGTTAATGTATGTGTTATACGCCATCACATCAAGCAGGACATTAAGGTTCGAACCCTCGAGGTTGAAGTCCTTGAACGCAGTTTGCGAACTGAGGTATGACTTGAATGAAGACTTTAGCGTATCAAAGTCGAGGTTGACTAGATTAATTGAACCGTTGGCCATTATCGTACTCTATTAAGAAGGAGGTTGAGTGCTACAGGCGTTGATGTGTTAACGAGACTGAACACTAAGTTGACTTGTATTTGATGCTCATCAGCAGTTGTAGTAACACGCAACGATATTACGTTCGCGCGAGGCTCAAACTTGCTGATGCATGTAAGGATTCTGTGTCTCAGCATAGAAAGTGTGTCTTCAGTTGCTGGTTCGAATAATAGATGCTTAATATTAGCACCCAAATATGGTTGGTGGAAGCGTTCGTGATAGTCCGTCAAAAGCAGGTTGACAATCGAGCGCTTAACAGCATTCTCATTAGTCACGCGGACGATGTCACGTTTACCGGGATGCAGCTGGAGGTCGACGCCAAAGTCGCTAAACAACTCCGTCTTAACATCTGTAGATGTAAATTTATCTGCTATCGAAATATTTGCCATGTTAGCCTATGAATACTTTTGCGTCAGGCCCAACAATCAAGGGATGTACGCATGTTGCTGTGTCTCCAGTTCCACAAACTGGAGTTTTTGCTGCACCTACCCATACCAAAGGATTACCAACTGCCATCTTTGATGCTGCATGTGGTCCTGATCCATGTGGTGTAACAGGAGTACCGACAACTGCTATTGGAAGTCCTCCTACCGTGACGGTAGGATATAGTGGCGTCATCAAAGGTACACCACCGACAGTATCAGTAGGGGCTCCTACTCTTCCAACTAACTTTGGCATACAACTCCTCTTATGCTACTGTACTTCCAGGATTCAACCATAGGCCCAAGATACCCGAGACCATTGTGGTAGAACCAGACATAGACAACATACCAGCTGTATTAATATTAACAGCAGCAGTTCCGTTTATATTTATCAGCGGGGCAGACATCGATATTTGCTTATCCGATGCCATCGTAATAGCGCCCTTTGCGTATATCGTAAGAGCTCCGTCAGCAACAACGTACATATCGCCGTTGCTTTTTGTGTAGTGGCCGACGGTAGCTGTGTTGACGCGAATGCCATTTGTCTTATCGACAGTCATTCCGTTGCTCATCTCCATATATGAGCCACCATTGTGGTATACATGGATACGTTCAGCACCAGGTGTATCGTCTACTTCGATTGCATGCCCGCGTTCAGACTCAAATACTTTGTTGTATGGATACTGGGCAGCAAATGTTGCTGTAGGAGGCGGCTCCATTGGATTATCTTCACCTGCTCTGACTTCTGCCTTAGCAGATGCTAGCTTATTGACGCCTCTTGCAAGCTGACTGACGTCATGCATATCAGATGTAAAGTTATCTGTATCGGTGAAGTCTGGATCAGGCTGCGGAATGCCAGGATACGTTCCCAGAACAATTGGCATTTGTCCTTGTGGGCCATCAACGAAGAACCCAAACACAGTACTGTCGGGTCTGATAAATGTTGGGCTCCATCCCTTGCCTTGATAGCTTGCACTTGTTGTTGGCATTACCACATGAGCCCATGGCAGGTCATCAGTAGGTAATGTGCTGCTGTTCATCGAATAAAAATGATACACGCGCACCTTGACGCGGCCGAGTTGTAATGGATCCATAACATCTTCAACGATGCCGAACCACCACGTAAACCCCATTTTACCCATTTCACTCATGTTCTAAGACCCTCAATACTGTGATTGCGCGCACCGTTGACAGCGCTAATATGCACATAATAATCTACGTTTTCATTAAAGCTGAATGTATGTACTACACGAGCACACAAAAATGTGCCGGAATACATCTTATCAACCATCCCTCTACCTTCGCCCTTGGCCGCAATCTCACGTGATTGCGGAACCATGACTTTCATAACTTGTCCTGCTGTCACGTTCGAATCACCATATATTGTATACTGGATGTTATACTCGCTTAGCAGATTTGTGTATGCTTTCATTTCCCCGACATACTCAGAATACAGATCTTTTTGTGTGCTGTTCTGGCCATCCATTTCCCACGAACAATCTTTCGGTAGGTAGTACGCTACACATCTTGTATTTGCAAACGTTTCAGCAAAACTTGCTCTATTAAGATATCCTTGGCCACCCAATTGGAACTTGTTGCCATCGTCGACTAAGTTAAATCTCTTATTGAGAACGAACGCCTTTGTAGTCAAGTCGAATGAGTAGCAGTCAGCGTTGTATGCGCCCGAATCAATCTTTTCGGTCGTATCATAGAACGACACAATTTCAAAATCGACGATGTCTACCTTAACGCCGTTGGCAAGTTTTTCATCATATTCAGCTGGTAGTTGTCTAGCAGCATATGTGTGAGTAATTCCTGCAGATGGCAAAGATCCTTGTCTATTGAATAGACCGCTAATCGACGTAAACGAATATCCTTCCGAGCTACGGAAGAAGGTAAACGGTGTACGCGATTCACCAGTCGCGACAGATCTTGCACGGCAAAAGTCGATAGCAGCAAGTGGGCTCAGTTGCGGTGATAAGAAACGGCCGACGCCACGACTTGGTTCAAAATTGAATACATTGCCATCAGAGTCTAGCTGAATGTAATCATCAAAGATCTGGCCGGCAATGCTTGCGTATGTTCCTGTATAAGCCCGAGCCACAGTCTTTGCTGTATCAAATGCGCGTTCTTTTGTAACACCGCGTAGCACGTAGCCTTTAGCAGTGTTCATTTCGGTCATACCTGCTGTATCTTTTGTACCTAAGAAAAATTCATAGGAGACGGTCTTGCCATCGATGCTTTGGTATGAGAATCTGAAGAACTCCTCACCGACCAATGGAAACTTCTTTGCAAGGCTGTCATAATCGATCAGCATCATTTCACAACTGACGAACGGGTTGTAGATGTCCTCGTATATCTGAACAGATATCAAATTGTCAGTTACAGATAGTGTAACGCCGTCACCATTATAGATGACAGCTTCTTTAATAATCGCCCGCCCGAGTACGTTTTGTTCAGCCATATTAGCTCATCACACTTTGCAAGTTAAGCTGAGCTTGTTCTGCATATCTCTTGTCGATTAGCTTTACAGTCTTTCGCTGCTCATTTAGCAATTCTTCATAGTCGTAGTACGACACAGCGCGCCAATATGTTTGCTCGACTGTGGGGATATTCTCAACCATCACAGTAACAGTAATCGGCGTTGCTTGTGTGCTAGTGTTAAACCCAACAATCGGCAACCCCGCATTAAATGTACCGTTGACGTTTTTAAGCGTGATACTCTCAGTATCCAGTGTTGTAATTTCAGCATAGCCAATCACAGTATCGCCGCTCAGCTGACTTACCAATTCACCAACTTCAAATCCAGCCGACGTAGGCACAGCCAAACGGATGATTCTATTAGTAGTTACAATGAGATCGAGCGCAGCACGTTGATAAAAAACAACACTACCATATTCATTTAAAACAGGACTCCAATAACGCTTTAGATTAACTGGCGCTACACACTGTAGTCCTTCATATGCTGAAATGGTCAGCTTGGTATCGTCCCCTACCCAATTGACTTGGTAGTGATGTGTTTTAAGTTGTGCTTCTGTCAATGACCCATACTTACTAACGATGTATTGGTTGAATTGATCGCCAGACAAATACCATCCATAATAGGGATCGATGATTC